TGGACCCCAGCTAGTGTACTGGAAAGTGTATAGCTGGCCCTTATACCGTGCCATATTCTTTACAGACACCATGGCCTTTCCAGGGGTATTCTTACGGAAAGTTAAACTTGCTTGGATTTTTTTCTTCATTATCGACACGCGCTCGACTTTAATCTTATATATTATATATAATTGAAAAATGCTAGAACAAAACTTAGATGATAAAACTGAACTCTCAGAATTCCTAGAACAAGTAAACTATGCCTTATCCTTAGAGTTCAAAGAACGCTGGAGACATAGATTCTCTGAAAGCTTCATAACAATCTTCCAGGAATGTATAATTAAATCCTTTCAGACACAGAAGGCTATAAAGCTTTCAGGGTTAATGTCTCAGTTCACTAAGAAACACAAGTATGACGAATCCTTAGTTAAGGACTTCCTATCTTGTATAGATATAACTCTTTACTATCCTCTAATATATAGAGATAGAGCTAAGAAAACTTCTTAGGAGGATTTATGTCCTCAGGTCTTAGGCTTAGTGCCCAGCTTCACCTTTTGCTTAGTGGCTTTCTTAGCCGCTTTAGCTTCTTCCAGCATCTTATCAGTCCCTCCGAATTTAGGACAAAGCTGCTTGTAACCACACCAGTCACAGAACTGGTTAAGGCGAGGCTTGAAGTCTTCAGCCTTCTTTTTTCGGATTGCCCACTTTTTTTGGTCAACTTTCTTTAAGAAACTTGCAACATGGGAGGGCAGGTATCGTATAGATACTAAGTTCCCAGTGAGGGGGTAGTAGTGGGCTACCGTAACATCTGAAATCTTACACTCGTACATCTGAGCGATTGCAGCGGTGTAAATCATGAGTTGAGGGTCGTTGTAAAGTTCCCTCTTAGTTTTCTCACGTTTTGAGGTCTTGTAGTCTATTACAAGATACTTCCCCGTCTCCCCCTTTACCACGCGGTCGATAATCCCGTTAACCTCAAGGTCGGGGAGAACCTCGATTTTAAACTTCATTTCAGTAGAAACACTTTCCGTCAACTTGTTGTTGAACCTAAAGAAGTTTTTAATGCATTTAAGAGTGTCGTCTGACCTTCCCGTAAATTTATACCTCGGTCGAAGCCGAAGGGCGTGCTCTTTAAGCTCCTCAATCGACTCCGCTTCGACTCCATCCTCAAGAACCTTGTGAATATATGAGCCATACTGTAAAGCTTCCTTCGATAAGCCCTCGTTATACTCCTCAGGGAGGTAGTGGACGTACTTGTATAGGAATTTCTTCTGACATTCGTCAAAAGTGTTCAATTTTGATGGGGAAAAGCCTTTAATAAACATAATGTTACCTACTAGTCTTATTAAAGAGTATTTATACGCAAAATTCAGCGTAAATAGAGTTTTTGGCGAAGAATTCACCGCTAACTCCATCTTTATGGATGATGACAAGATGAAGCTTTCCGTTAATATGGAGACTGGTCTGTGGCAAGACTTTAAGGCGCATGAAACTGGTAACTTTCCTCAGCTTGTATCTGCAATAGAAGGTATTCCGTACGAAGCGGCCCTTAAGTTTCTACGTTCTAAGCTGTTTGACTCCCCCGAGCACCTGTTTGATATCTCCTCGATTCGCGTAGAGTTACAAAAGCCTGCTAAGCATAACGCAGTATCTGAAATATTCTCTTCTTTTTCTAAGTTTGACTTGAATCACTCAGACCCTACCAGTATGACTGATAGATTAGCTAGGAAGTTCATACTTTCTAGGAAATTACATAAGTTTGATTTTTATATCGCTAAGAATGGAAGGTACAGCAACAGGCTTATTATACCCTATGCTTACGGTGACAGCGAACCCTTCTATTTCCAGGCGCGTAACCTAAGCGTTCTAGGTACTAAGTATCTAAACCCCTCGCGTGAAGTAACAGGAGTTAAGTCTTCAGATATCCTATTCCCTTATAAGGAGGATGCGGATTATATCTTTATGACTGAAGGCCCTTTAGATGCTATTAGCCTACAGTTGAACGGGCTTAACGCCACTTGCACTCAAGGGAGTAACCTTTCAGTATCTCAGGCAGAGAAATTAAAAGATAAGCAAATTGTGTTTGCCTACGATAACGACGAAGCTGGTCGTGAGGGTGTAGTTCAGGCGCGTAACATGATGCTTACGAAAAATAAAAATCACTTCATGGTAGCGAAGCTTCCTGAAGGTATAAAGGATTGGAACGAACTACACGTTAGGTGTACTAAATCTGTCGAGTTCAAATCCTGTATCACTAACGGGCTACAAGCGGTAGACTTCTCTTATGAGGTTACCGAAGCACTAGACTGAACTCTTCGCTTACAAATGTCTGCTCTAGGAGAGTATATTTGCACTGAACGAAGTAATCTCCTGCCTCTAACTGGGTCGTATCCCAGGTAAAGGTGATGGTGTTCTCCGAGCTTACATTAGTTTCCCTAGACCAGTCCCCCTGGTTAGGCCCAGGACCAGGGACGATTTTAGTAATCAATCCTGAGGTTCTAGGGTTCCTCCGCATAATTCTAATCTCTGCGTCATCAATTACCTGCTCCCTCCAGATATCCTTTAAGTCCCTAGACATATTCCTGTTAGCCAAGAATACGTCCGTAGTAATTCGAAGTGTTGGGATTGAGCTTAGCTGAATGTATTTTTGAGATAGCTTATTTTTAGTAGTGACTTGGTAAGGCTCTGTAAATGTTACAATTCGGTCACTAAAGACTTCGAATTTATTCCAATACAACTGCCATCCCGATGAAGCATCAAACGCGTCTTCGAAGTCCTTAACAAGCCAAACATCGAAATATTTACCTACAGCGGAGAATTCCAAGAAGCTCCGTGACCCGTCCAGAACTACCTGGAAGTGCCCAGGGTCGGCGGAAGTGCTTCCGCTATAAATCCCGCTCGCGCTATCCGTTCCCGCGCCCTGGTAAGCGGAGGGGTTAAGGTCTATAAGACTTATATCTCCTCCAAATGTAGCTTGGACGGAGGATAAGCTAGACGCGTTTAAAAGGCCATACGCCGAAGTCCCCATATCACTAACCTGACGGTTAATATAAATATCAGGACTTCCGTTAGTTAGGGAGGTATCTGGGAGGATATAAACAGTACTTACGCTGTAAGGTTTAAAGTAAGTACCGTTATTCGTAAAGAAGGTCTCTAGGAGCGTCTTCATGAGAACGCTCGGCCTATTCCACCGTTTAACGACGGAGAAGTTATTGAAGCTTGCCATAAAAGTATCTAGTGTTTTCTCTGAGCTTGTTCCAACTCTTCATTTTGTTGGGAGCGCTCTTCCTTTAACAGCTTTATATACGTGCTTCGTTCTAGTAAAGTTAGTTTGTATACGTCAGAAAGACTTAAATTTATGTGCTTCACGAGGAAATAGGCTTGTCGTTCTAGCCCATCATCTTTCCAGCCCTCCTTCAGCTCGCTGTAAAAAAATTCTCATTCAACTGAATGTCAACCTTGTTCTTCGTGCTGCACCCTGCACATGTATAAAAGAAATGGTTTTCCATCCCATACTCAGGAGCGAAGATTCTATTTCGTAGAGTGTCGATATCACGCACAGTAGTCTTATGGATAAACGCCTCGATAATTGTCTTGTCGGTGATATTACCTACGCGGTACACAAACATGTGCATGTTGTTCATAAGGTTAGAGTTATTGTTGTAAAGATGCTCGTCTTGCATCCTAGGCAACTTCACCTCGCATTCCTGCTCGGAGTCAGGTAAAGTAAATACCATATGCTCTCGCGTAAGATTCGTAGTAGTTAAGCTCTTAATGGAAAGCTCTAGTTTGCTTGTAATGCTGCACTTATCGCAGTCATGCGTTACTTCATACCCATCGCCATAAGAGATACCTCTCAAGCGGTAAAGAACGTAAACCCTATCATGGGGGGTTAGCTCTCCAACCTCCAACCCGTCCGTTGCATTACGGAGCAATCGCTCAATAACCGCATCAGGGTCCTTTATCCCGTCCATGCTTTTTAGAATTCGCTCGTCTTCGAAAGTGAAGGGGCGAATCCTTATCGTTTTTTGACCGTCAGGGTACAAAAGACCTTGAGAGGGTAAAACAATCTCGCTCCACGCCATTTTGCTTTTCACTTTCCCTAAGAGCGCCTCTAACGCCGCCTCAACGTTCTTATCTACAGGGATGTTCTCGGACATCATCTGAGCTTTGTGGTCTACAGCGCCTTCCTGAGAGGTCTTAGGGGCTTCCTGTGGAGAACCACCTGGGTTTCCTGCTTGGTGTTGTTTTACTAGGTCAACAATTGAGTCTTGATTCATATATTTATTCCAAAAAAAAAGATACTTTTAACTATAATAGTAATATAAATGAAAATTATTGTAAAAAATGTAACTTCTTTCCTAAAAACGGAGAATAAAGAGCTCATAACAATACTGCGTAAGAAGTACAGTGCGAAAATTCCAGGCGCAAGGTACAGTAAAGCTTACAAGCATGGTTGGGATGGCTCCAAATATTTTATTACAGAAAAAGGCCAATTTGGCACAGGTCTTCTCCCTTTTATCGAGAACGATTTAGAGTTAGCTGAGCTTAAGTATTCCCTTGTAGATGAACGGGACCCTCTTATGAGTAACTTTGATATCGAAGTAGAAGGTATTGAGTATCGTGAATACCAGGAAAAGTTAATATTGCAATCCCTGAAGGCAGGTATAGCGCTAATTGAAGCTCCTACAGGCGCTGGTAAAACTATCGTACTAGCTGGTATCCTAAAAGCGTTAGAAGGGAAACGAGGTTTAATCTTTTTTACTCAGAAATCCTTGTTAGAGCAAACCTACGAGTTCCTAACCAAGTACGGGTTTGATGTCGGTAGGGTTTACGGTGATGGGACGGATATTAAACCCGTAACCTTATGCACCGTACAGTCTGTCCATAAGGTATTAGACTCTCACTTAGACTCTTCTGAGTTTATTGTATTTGACGAGGTCCATGAATTTTCAAAAGGAAAACTAACTACAAAGGTTATTAAATCCTTTCCTAATGCAAATTACAGGTTCGGCATGTCTGCTACAATGCCCCGAGATAAAATGGCTAAACTAAACTTAGTTTCATGTTTAGGGGGTGTTATTTCAGACGTAGACGTTCAAGATTTAGTAGAGGATGGGTTTTTAACTCCTCCCGTAGTAACCTTCGTGAATCTCCCAGAATACACCGACCACTCGCTACTAGACTCAACCTATGTTGATATTTACGACTCCCATATTATTAATAACGTTACGAGGAATGGGAAGATTAAAAAAATATGCTCCAACGTTAAGGCAGGTAAAATACTTATCCTCGTTAAAAACCTTAAACACCTGGAAATTCTTAGGGGTCTGATTCCTGAAGCTCTTACCTTAGAAGGGAAGGATGATATTACTACCCGAAAGAATACTATCGAAACGTTTAAGAGTGCTAAGCATTCAGTTCTAATAGGAACTAAAATCCTTCAAACGGGTATAGATATACCTGAGATAACTCACCTTATCAACGCACGCGGGTTAAAATCGGAGATTGCCACTCTTCAGGCTCTTGGCCGCGCTCTAAGAATTCACGAGTCTAAGACTCAAGTAAATATTTACGACTTCAATGACACGGTGCCGTATCTAAAAGAGCACGCTGCTTCTCGTAGACGGGCATACAAATCCCTTAAAATAAAAGTATTATGATTAAAAACAAAAACGACATTATTAAATCCCTTAGTAAGATGCAACCCGCAGACAGGGAAGACCTGAAGTACGCAGTAGACTCCCTACAAAAAATGATAAACTCTTCTAAAGTATCAGAAGAGTCTATCAAAGAAATGTATAATATAACTAGCTTACTGCTAGGATTACAAAACAGGTTTGTGTTTTATAATATTATGTGGTTGAAGCAAGGCTTCATGGAAGATTAAGGTGCTTCGTCTTCAGAAGGGGTACCCACATCTTCGTCAGATGATTCGTCAGGAGTACGTTCGGTCATTCCATCGCCGTAATCGTTACCGTCAATATCCTCACCTCCTTCTTCCTCGTCGCCTTCTTCTTCTTCATCCTCAGCGATAGCACTCCAATCAATCTCCTTAAAGAGTTCGTCGAGTTCCGACATTAGTTCGGTCATTCCGCTATCGTCTAAACCAGACCTAAGCTCTTCGTCTTCTTCAGGCTGTGCGTATTCGGTAGCTTCATCGTATGCGGTTTGGTCTGCGGCTGCGTCGGCATCCTCGTCATCTAAACCTCCACCCTTTTCAGGCTTCTTACCTTTCTTGCCTTTCTTGCCTTTCTCTAAGGGCTCCTCCCCCTCCTCTTCTTCTTCGGCGTCAACCTTTTCAAAGTCTTTCGTTCCAGGCTTGTCTCCTTTCTTGCCCTTCTCTTCGGGCTTGTCTTCTTTCTTATCTTTCTTATCGGATAAAACCGCTTCAACGACGGAATCAAGGTCCATGTCACGGTAGAACTCAGATTCAGTAAAGATTCCTGCTTCGGTAAAGACCTCAGTAACAAAATCGTTTAAATCTAAGGTTTCAATCCCGTTCTTTTTGCGTAGAGCTTTGGACATATCAAACAGGACGTCTTTAACTACAGTCTCCTTTCCTCCAATCTTAGAAAGCGCTTCAAACATTACTGACTGAGCCTTTGAAAGGTTTGCGAAAGAGGGGACAAACTTAAGATTTTGAACGTTAATACCGTAAGACTCATTAAGTTCTTTGATTATCTTAGATTTGAGAGGCTTCTTAAATTCAAAAATCCGTGCAACGTACTCACGGATATCTTTTTGGGAAATATTGGCAACGTCAGAAGACTCATAAATCGAAGCGAATACTTCCTTAATGTCTGCCTTACTCGCAAGAGCCAGATACGGAACACCGCCGATAGCCTCCTCTAGAGCTGTGGAAACATGAGCATCAGTATTATAAATGCATGAAGCTAATTTAGAAATTTTAGGGTTTTTAACCCAAGACCTCGCGAAGTTCTCTTTAGATTCGGTAAGCTCGCTTCTAATTAGCTCCTGAGTGCAAATCATTTCGTACACAGTTTTCTTCGAATCGTAAGGTACAACCATCTGCCCTTCCTGGACAACTTCGCTCCAACTCTTACGCTGGGAATTAAATGCTGTGGCTAGAGCGTTTGTAAGCCTAACGGAGTTAATAACATCTTCGTACTCCAGCAGAGATACCTTGTTAGCCCGTAAAAACTCAACCAGATGCTCTTTAACCTCTCCCAATTTAATATACTCGGGAGTACTTAGGATATCTTGTGATTCCGTGAAATGTCCACGGCGGCGTTCTAATTTTGCGCGAGCTTCATTAACCTTTGAACGGTCCTCAAAAGCGCCTAGAAGGTCAGAGAAGCCCTCTTCGGCTCCCCCATACTCGCCAACCTTGAGACTGTCAATAAACTTAGTTACAAACCCATCAACTCCCTCGTCAATCTTTTTGTTTGAGAATAAGTCACTAGCCTCGGCAACTTCGACATCTTTTAAAGAAACGTTGCTGCCTTCTGTGACAACAACGCAATTAACTAATTTATCAGAATTAGTAAGGAAAGATGTTTTTCCTGTATGAGAATCATAATCAAAAATAGTCATGTTTTCTCTCACGAGACGGCTTAAATAATTCATTGCCATGTTAACTTTAGCAATGCTTTGGTCTCGATTAAAAAATGTAGTTGTGGTGTTCATATTATACAATAGCCCTAGGTAACCGTATATACTACCCTTAGTTGTCCTTTTTTACAAAAATTTTGTAATATTTAGGATTTTACGTTACCTGGCTTACCTATAGAGGTAGTGCCTGGAGGAGCTTGGTCTGCATCAAGCTCTTCTTCCCCTGCCTCTTCAACGCCAGGGTCAGTACCGTCATCAAGACCGTCCATTGGGGGCATCCCTTCGCCGCCCATACCCATCGGGTCCTCTTGGGGTTGCTCCTCAAACTGCTTCTTCATACGCTCCTTCATCTCATCAACTTCAGAGTCAGTCATGCCGAAGTAAGTTTTGTAAAGATACTCGTCATCAAACAACATCAAACCTTTGACGGCTTGGACAATACGCACTTTCTGCTCATCCACTTCAAGTCGGCGCTTCTCAAACATATCCGAAGGAGAAGTGAGGCTCATTTCAACCGATTCGATTAGACTCTTAGGAAGTCCTCGTAAAGTAAGGTGCCGTTTCAGGAGGACATTAAGACTACGCTCAACATCTGCCTGCAGTCTGTGAACCGCCTTTGCAAATTTAACATCCAATTGAGATAGGTTAGCTTTACGTTCAGGGGAGCTATCCTTTTCAACGATAAAGTCCTTAGGGACCTTAAGAGCGGCGAGGAGCTTATCACGGAAGTACTTAACATCATCCGTCTCTCCTAGGTTTTGAGCGCCTGGGAGAACTTCAACCTTAGTTCCTTGACCGTTACGGATAGGGATAAAGAAATCCTCATCAACTGTAAGAGGGTTGTAATTGTAATCTACAGAGTTACTGTTTGGATTCCACATGGACTGCTTTTTGAACTTAGCTTTAATACGTTCAACGAAAGCTTCCACTTTAGACTGTGGTAGGTTACCTGTTTCCAGGTAGAATGCACGCCTTTCAGGTGCGCGTTGGATACGATAGATAAGCATCGCATCCTCCATCAGCATTAGGGATTTAAAGACTCGCACGCCATACGCTAGGATTCCCTTGCCATAAGGGTAATAGTTAGCATCCGAGGTCATACGGCGGAAGTGTACAATCTGGTCCTTGTTGAGCGTGATGTAGTTTTTCTTTTTCTTATCGGGAAGAAAGCTTTGAGATAAATCTGTAGTTTGATTTGCACGGTTAGGGATTTCCTGCAAAAACTCTTTCAAATACCCATACTTATCTTCTACGCGGAAAATATAGTTAGGGTTGAGAATCTTAAGACGTCGGATGCCTTGGTCAATGTTGTTAAGGTCTACTACGTTCTCAACGAAGCAATCCCCATACTTGGCTGTATTTCGGACAATATCCCAGATGTACTTCTCTAGCTTGGTCTGCTTAACAAACCTCTCCACTTCACGCTTAAGAACCTCATTGTCTGTGTCAAGCTCAAACATTTCCTTTTTAGTGTTCTCTTGCGTAGCGTCATCGGAGTAAATATCAAGTGCCGCGCCGACTTCTGCCTCAAGGTCCATTCGCTCGTAATCCGCATAACGCCTGCGGCGTTCCTGCTCAACGCGAGGCATTCCATAACTAGTCCCTTGTTTGCCATACCCTCCAGCGAAATCCTCAAAGGTCTCGTCTGCGGGGCTTTTAGCATCTCCCGCTAAAGGTTGTGCAAGAGGTGGACGTCCACGCTTCTTCTTTCCACCAGTACCGAAGTTCTGCCAGAACGCGGAGAACCTTCCTCTATATCCAGGAGCGTCCTTTCCGTACGTGTGCGAGCTAGGGAACTCTGTTGCGCCCATGTTCTCGTCCACTTTATCGTTGTTTACATTTTCATCCATTGGTGGTATTGTTGTATCTCGTCGTCGTCAGCATATTTAGTACTTACTATAGGCATTGCCATGGATTTATTATCGTCGCCTGAGGTTAAAGGTTCAGGACTTCCACGGTAAATATCATCCATTGAGTGGGCCGCTAAAGCCAAGCTCATTACTAAGTCATCATTATACCCCTCATCTGCTTCCACTTTACCAGTGTCCGCATTTATAATAAAAGTTAAAAGTTCTTCAACTGTGCGCGAGGAATTGATTTTTATTTTACCTTTTCTCAGGCACTCTTCCAAATCTGTTAAAACAACTTCACGACTTTTAGTTGTCAGCATCAAGCCAAATTCGCCCTTATCATCCATGATAAGGTTATCATACTCTAAAATCTCCCATAACTGTTCGATAAGAGCCATCCCGAGACCATTACGCTCCACTTGAACATATGCAGTATTGTAATGGTATCCTTCTTTCCTGATAATCTCCGCAAATTTACTGATGGGAGTGACGTTAGAGTAGAATTCTGCTACCTGCTCGCCGTTATATAAATTAATAATATGGAAAGCGGAGTGGTCACGCTCACGGCCATAGGAGGCATCCACCGTTAATAGGTAGTTGTAATAAGGCTGGGGCTCTTCCCACACGCGCATACGGTGAGTGTACTTAGAACTCCACTCTTCTGAGCAGGATTCTTTCATAGTTACTAGGGTGTGCCTATCAATGAACGTGTCTCCCGTACCTAGGAACTCGCATTCGTACTCCTGAAGCCAAGCTTTGTCCGACATGTTTGGTCGGGTATCCGCATACCATTCAGGGGTATACCATGGGTGCTCTTCCCATTGAATATCTACGATGTGGAACTTGTTTATTTTCTCTATCGCGCCTTTGTAAAGCTCATAGTAAAGATTGCTCATACCATTAACCGTAGAGATGATACAAGCGGAACCTCCTGTACTAATCGTAGGGTAGATTGCCATCCAGAACTCCCTCATCTTATCCACGAAAGCAGCCTCATCCACGATAAGGAGAGAGACCGATTCACCGCGCCCCGCTCCAGCAGGCTGTGATTTAATCTGCGACCCCGTAGAGAGCTTCAGGACGTGCTTGTTACGCATTACCTCCTTAGGCTTCAGCCATGCAGGTAAGTCATCATACATCGTCACAACGCGTTCTAGGAAGGCTCGCGACTCCCTATCGCCAATGGACACTACCATAACGTTCTGATGGTCAAAAAAGATAATTTTCCACAGAGAGTATGCAGCAGAGAGCGTAGTAATTCCCGCCTGACGGAACTTTTTCACCAAAGTAAAGCGGTTATCGTTAATCTCACCAATCATACGCTCTTGGAACGGAAATAAGTGGAAAGGTACAACCCCCTTGATAGGGTGAATAACATTTACATACGTCTTGATGAAATATACGGGGTCAGTTGCACATTTCTCTAGTTCGTCTAAAATTTCTTCTCTCTTCACGCTATTATATAGCATGAACCGCTACGTAATCATACCCACGCGTGAATCAATGACTGATTGCGAGGATAAAACTACCACGGTAGGAAAATTAAACGCTTTTTTGACGGGTGCGGGGTGGAAAGTTCACTTTGTTAGGAATTCGGAGTCCATGCTGGCAGCTTTAAGGAGCGGGGTTGAAGAGTGCGGTGTATTGGCAAAGGATTATGTTATTTTTTGTCACGACGATATCGAAATCCTAAATAATAGCGAGTATTTTAACGGTATTATAGACGCTAAACTTCAGGACCCTCATACAGGGTTCGCGGGGGTCGCAGGTACAGCAGTCGTAACCGAAGCAATTAATTGGTATGCATGCAGCAAACAGCATAACTGTGGTGGAGGAGCGGTGTATCACGGTAAAGATTACGAAACCATGTTCCTAACCTTCTTCGGAACTGCGAAAGATGTAGTTACGTTAGACGGCTGCTTTTTAGCCACTACAGGAAAGACTTTACACTCAATTTCTTTACGCGCACCGAAGGCGTGGAAAAGTGCATGGCACCATTACGATACATTTTTAACCCTTCAATGTTTTATAAAGAAGAAAGTTAACAAGATTTTCCCCATATCAATCCGCCATGCTTCGGGGGGTGACTATAACGCCTTGTACCAAGAGGATATTCCTAGAGTTGCTGCGTCATTCGCTAACCATTTGCCCGCCATCGTAAACTAACTCCCACAAGTTCATGTGAGGTACAGCGGAACAAGTTTTTTCCATAAAGGAACGGTAGGATTTAGTCGTATCCTTACTGTAGAAAAACACGATAGCGTCTGAAACCCTGCAAAGAAACTCTACAGAGTCCTCGTAAAGGTTCTCTCCATCTTTCCTTGTGGCGGGAACCTCAGATTCCATTAAAACAAACGACTTAGCTTTCTCCATCGCCTGCCGTATGCATAGCTTATCTACAAGTTTAGCGTTATTGTAGAAATTAGGGTAAGGAGAAACCATAATATAAGGGATTTCTAATATAGAACATAGAACCCCTACGAACGAGCAGGTCCCCCCAGTAGGCATAATGTAAACCAAGTCGGGTTGAGTCTGCTTAAAAAACTCAACTAGCAGGTCCACGGACTCTTGCCTCTTACGAGATGACCAACCTACACCCACTTTCGGGAAAAATTCATCTCCAAATATTGACAAAACTTTTTTCTTCACGCTTTTATATACTATGTCTACAAAGAATTACTATACTGTTTGGTCCTGGCTCGATACCCCGTATGCTATTAGAATGTCTTCTCCGTTGGAAGAGGACGGTACATGGATAGTTAGGATAGAGCCTGGGTACGACTTCCCGCGCGAAAATCTTTCAGTTGTAAATCACCCTAAGTGGGAAGTAAAGCAAAAAAGAATTGATGGTAGGTGGTATGCTTTTATTAAGGACCCAGAGAGTTTATTGTGGCCTGAATTTGACCCATCCCAATTTGATTTTATCCGCCACTTCCGTTAGTAAATTGAGTTGCGTTGGCAAAGGTGTTAGGTTCTGAGTATTCCGCCTCACTCTCATTATGGAAAATGGCAAAAATGTAGTCGTAATTAGTGTGACCAGTGTTAATATCCTCAACGAGGTCCTCAATAGCGGTTGTGCTAGCCGATGCTGAGTAAGTAGCTATGGTTGCTGATACAGAATTAAATAGCTTTAAGCTATAGCTGTATGGGCCTGGGCGAGACCCACTCCTTTTAAGACCATGGTAATAGCTATTTCCAGCACTACCAGCTATTCGTCCTGGCCCATACGGTGGAGGCCAAGCCGTGGGTACAGCATAAATAGTTAGTACATCATTACCGTTATCGGGGTCAACATATGTATACCAAGGAGTCTGTAGGGCCGCAGTGGTCGTAGTCGTTGTTACTACTGTCGTTGCTGCGGTAGTTGAGGTTGTAGTAGTAAGAGTAGTAGAGGTTGTAGTAGTAAGAGTAGTAAGAGTAGTAAGAGTAGTAGAGGTTGTAGTAGTAAGAGTAGTAGAGGTTGTAGTAGTAAGAGTAGTAAGAGTAGTGAGGGTAGTGGGGGTAGTAGTAAGAGTAGTAAGAGTAGTGAGGGTAGTGAGGGTAGTGGGGGTAGTAGTAAGAGTAGTAGAGGTTGTAGTAGTAAGAGTAGTAGAGGTTGTAGTAGTAAGAGTAGTAAGAGTAGTAGAGGTTGTAGTAGTAAGAGTAGTAGAGGTTGTAGTAGTAAGAGTAGAGGTTGTAGTAGTAAGAGTAGTGGGAGTAGTAAGAGTAGTAAGAGTAGTAAGAGTAGTGGGGGTAGTAGAGGTTGTAGTAGTAAGAGTGGTAGAGGTTGTAGTAGTAAGAGTAGTGAGGGTAGTGAGGGTAGTGGGGGTAGTAGTAGTAAGAGTAGTAAGAGTAGTAGTATAGGTTGTTGAAGTAGTAGAGGTAGTGGTTGTTAAGGTAGTAGAGCTAGAGGTTGTTGAAGAAGTAGAGGTTGTTGTAGAGGTAGTAGCAGTAGAAGTAGAGGTTGTAGAGGTAGTGGTTGTGGAAGTAGAAGTAGTATAGGAGGAGGTTACAGATGTGGTGGTGGGTACGAAGGGGGACCTGTCTTCGGTAAAGTTAAGGGTCCAACGTATCATTAAAGAGAAGTAGTCTTCTTTCTGAATGGGTGTAATATGCCTGTAAGCAGCCAAAAGGTGCCCAGGCTCTTCTCTAGGGGAAGTATCAACCGTAGAGTTTGAAGGTGAATTTGGCGCAAACCCAAGTTGATTTGGATTATTAGTAGGTGCCTGCTCTAATTGAGACGCCTGACCTTGTACGAGGAATGGGTTGTCTACAAAAAGACCTACCTCGTTAATAGTCGTACCATTAGCTGTCTGTTCATCGAGAAATACTACACTTACAAGAGATGAAGTTCCTAGCTGGCCTTGGTTTGTAATAGAAACGAAGTCCTGGTCTGTAAAGGGTACGCCTTCCCTAATGTAAAGCGTTGCGCTCGTCACGTCTACACTTCGAAGAACTCCGCCATATTCCTCATCGGTAAGGGGTGCGCCTAAAGATATAACAGAGGACGCTTCTACTACTGAGGAAGCTCCTTGACCTACTTGAAAATGATTTATTTGGTAGGAAGAGATATCACATTCATCCCTGACGCTGGGGGTATTAGACTGAAGGCTGTTTATGTAATCATATACCACTGATATTGATGAGAATTCTAGGATGGGGTCTTTCATCTTTTTTAATTGGTACCTGTATTTGTAGAAGAAGAAATATTAGAACTCCTCCAATCTCCACAGCACGCAAGAGGGAGTCCCCTTTCTACGTCTACTATAGCTTGTAAAATGTCTTTCTTGTCAGTTGATGGGAATTGTAGAATTTCACCAGTTGAAGTAACCCAAGCTCCATCATTTATATTCAAAGGTCGTCCTTCTGGCCCAAGTAATTTAAACTCTTGGGTACCTTTACACTTAGCTTTTGGACCAGAAGACCTGCACAGGCAATCACGTTCAATAAGTTCATAACCTACTACCCAATATTCCCCCCACGCGTTATAAATCGTAGGCGTGAAATTAACACCTGCGGGATATGCTTGGTCCATATCCTTTTTTATTTTCTTGGCTTGCAGTTTATCCAAACACATACATGTTTTCAGTATAAAGCTCCTAGGGCTTATGGAACCATTATTAGTTATAGGCCATTTTATAGAGGCAAAAGTAAAGCAATAACAATCTTTGGGTAATGAGGTGTTCGCTGCAGCAGCCGCAAAAGATTCTGACCATTCCGCTGATTCACGGAGTTGGTTCTCGGTCCCTTCGGGGACAATAGAAGGTCTGGGACCATAACGCTGGGAGTCGGGTAGGCACGAACTCGTCGAGGGGGTTAGGTTATAACATCCAGACGCCGTCATAAACTGGGCAATACTCTGTCCGAGTCCGCTTGTAATGACGTTATGGTCATCGAACAGTACGGTCTCTTCACCTGTCTTGTTATCTATCTTGATAACCTCTAGATGTCCTGTGAGTTTTAGCTTTTCGTTGAAGTCCATTATGTATGCGTGCGCTCCCGCCCTGCACTCGCGCTCTTATTATCTAGGGTAGATACAAAAAAAGCCATGATGAGTATTAACCCACCATGGCTCAAATTAAAAAAGTAAGGTCAGTCTTCTTTTACATCGCACTTGTCGCACTCGGTTTCAGTAATAGCACCTTCGACCATACCATAGACACCTTTAACGGTGGGAGCTACAAGCTCAACCGTTTCAACGACAGCGTTTTCGGCTACACCGTAAACCCCTTGAACGACATCCGAAGGAATGGCATAAACAGAACCCAAAACGGGAACGCTACGCACACTACCATCAACTTCCGAAAGGCTAGATTTAGTACCGTCAATTGCACGGCAGCCGACAAGGCCACCTAGGACAAAGAGACCCAAAAGAGAGCCGAGAATGAACCAAACTAGTTGGCTCCAATTTGCAAGCAAGCTTGCTTTGATTTTAGTTAGAATTTGTTTCCACATAGTTATATATAATAGGCAATCGAGTACAGAAATGACCCGCTAAGTTCTATTATGTAGTGCATGTCCCTCGGTAAGCCCCGTCAAAACTAAAAACAATGAGCAATTTCGAACCCACAGGCTTAGGCCATCAAATATTTATGGAGAAGTACGCCTTCCCTGGTGAACAAACATGGAAGGAGTGTGCCAAGAGAGTCGCTTCCCACGCAGCAGGCGCGGAGGGGGACGAAAAGAGAGTCTCTATAGAGAAGAAGTTCTACGATTCTATTCGTTCAGGGGACTTCTGCCCTGGTGGTCGCATCCTTTTCGGGTCGGGACGCTCTCATCAGAACCTCCTTAACTGTTATGTGCTGGACCCTAAGGATTCAGTAGACAGTATTGGTAAGACTATATCCGACATGTATAGAATCTCATGCGGAGGTGGGGGTATCGGCTTCAACTTTAGTAATATTAGACCTAAAGGAAACGACATTGGGAACATTAAGAACAGCGCCCCAGGTTCTATCTCCGTTATGCGTATGATTAACGAGATTGGAAACCATGTACGCGCAGGTAAGAACCGCCGTACTGCTTTAATGTCCATTCTAAACATCACTCATCCTGATTTTCTAGAGTTCCTTGACGTAAAGTTAGACCGTCATGAGCTTACAAACTTCAACATTTCGGTTGCTATAACCAAAACTTTCGTTGAAGCGGTGGAAAATGATGCGGAGTGGTACTTTACATGGGGTGGACGTCACCAAAAATTCTATCAATATGAAGTAGACCGTATTTCCGAGGAAGGTAATGACAAGGTTAAAGTGGTTGCTTTTGACGAAGAGGACGCGATTGGACGCGCAGCTATGTTTTACAAGAAGCATTTCAACGATTCCTTTGAAAATTCAGTAAAAATCTACATTTCAGCTAAAGATTTGTGGGGTCGTATCGTTGAAAATGCAATTGAATCGGGCGAACCTGGAATTTTTAACATTGATTTTGCAAATGAGTTCACAAATGTCTCGTATTTCGAGTACATGCCATCAACAAACCCATGCGGGGAGGAAGTTTTACCAAATTATGGTAATTGTTGTCTCGGTCACGTCAATCTTTCCAATATGGTGTCGGATGAAGGCACAGTTGACTGGAAAAAGTTGGCTAGAACAGTACGTTTAGGTGTAAGATTCTTAGATAACATACTTTCGGTTAATCACTTCCCAATTACGGAGTGCAAAGACGCTGGATTGAAGTCTAGACGAATCGGTTTGGGTATTACGGGGCTTCACTACTTCTTAATCAAGGCTGGTTACCGTTATGGTTCGGATAATTGCCTTGAATTCCTTGAAAGGTTGTTTGGAACCATTCGAAATGAAGCCTACAAAGCGTCTTGCGAGATAGGAGATGAGAAAGGCTCGTTCCCTGCTTATGACTGGACCCAATTAAAAGATGAAAAATACTTCCAAACACTCCCCTCCCGACTTCGTAACGATATCAGGAGTAAAGGGCTTCGTAATGCTGTGCTACTTACTGTTGCTCCTACTGGTACAATTAGTATGGTTCTCGGTACTAGCACTGGTCTTGAGCCTATCTTCGCTCCTGTGTATAAGCGCAAATGGCGTACAGGCACTGATGGGGTATGGAATGAAGCGTTTGTCGTGGACGCGCTCTTCAAAAAGCTCTACTTGGATGGACGGGACCTCAATCACTGTGTTGGAGCATATGATGTTAGTCCAGAGGAACACATCAAAGTACAAGCAGTCGTACAGTCGTTCATTGATTCGGCTGTTTCAAAAACATGTAACTTGCCTAACAATTATAAAGCAACGGAAGAGGTCAAAGGACAGCTTGCAGAATACGCAAACGAGTTGAAAGGGTTCACCTTTTACCGTGCGGGGTCCAGAGGTAACGAGCCTCTAACCGCCGTGGACTGGACTTCGATTAACCTGGACAAGCTTATCAGGGAAGGGAAGTATGAAGAACGGTCAGATGGGATTGATACTTGCAGAGATGGAGTATGCGAACTCTAATTTTAAGTAATTTTTCAATTAAAACCTGAAAAATTACCTATAATATAATATGAATAAAATTATTTTAACCTTGTTCTTACTGCTAGGTGCTACCGCCCCAGCACTCGCTGATGTTATTACCGTAGACGGTACTATCATTGATGGTCAAACTTTTACGAGTACCCTCTCTGTGAAAGCTCACGATGTTATTATTCGAAACTGTACTATTGATATGGCTTGGGATGGTTCCGATGGATGGTACGGTATCTCCAATGTGTATTATGACTCCAATGGGAACCCTCGCTCAACTAATCTCTTGATTGAGAACTGTACTGTTCGAGGTGGAACTACTGGAATCTATGTCCACCATGCTAGAGTCATGTTTAATGATATTACCGATGTGGGCTCTGATGCTATGAAATGTAGTACTAGAGGCAATTCCCGCTTTATTGGAAATCATACTGCTCGTCTTGGTTTAATTCCTGGTTCTCATGCAGATGGTCTTCAACTGGTTGGAGGCTCTAATGTTTTGATTGCTTACAATCACTTCGACATCCCCATCAGTCATGCGGATAGCGGTCCTTGGGGCAGCAACGCTGGTTGCATGATTCATGATGGAAGCGCTGATATCTCACGCATCTTCATCTTTGGCAACCTATTTGATGGTGGAAACTTTTCCATCTTCCTTACTCACAAGAACGGCTCCCCTTGGCAAGCTCCTACCATGTGCCGCGTGAATAACAATACCTTTACCGATGATTACCGCTTTGGTCCTTTTTCTTGGGACTACGACCCCCTGATTCAGGTCAACGGAAACCGTTGGGCTGATGGAAGCCTTATGGATTACGGTCAATGGGACATCAACACTTGGGATGACTGGCCCAATCAATGAGGAAAACACTATGAAGAAACTTATTTTAACTACCCTCTTACTGCTAGGTGCTACCGCGCCAGCAATCGCTGATGTTATTACCGTAGACGGTACTATCATTGACGGACAAGCTTTTACGAGTCAACTCTCTGTGAAAGCTCACGATGTTATCGTTAGAAACTGTACCTTCTTGCTTCCTATCAACGCAGGGTCTTATGGGCTTTCTAATGTCTATTATGATTCTAATAGTCAGCCCCGCTCTACTAATCTGTTGGTTGAGAACTGTACCTTTAGAGGTTCCAATTCTTCCGCTGTATATGTACAGTACGCTAGAGTCATCGGTAATGATATTCAGGAGTGTGGAGCAGACGCAATTAAAATCTCTACCAAAGGGCATTGTCGAATTATAGGTAATTATATTGCCCGTATTGGCAGGAATTCGGGTTCCCATGCTGACGGACTGCAAATGACAGGAGGTTCGGATGTTATGATTGCTTATAACCACTTTGATATGCCTGTTAGCTTTGCAGACGCGAATGGGTATAACAGTAATGCCTGTATTATAATACAAACACAATTAGCACCCGTTGAGCGGATTTTGATTTGGGGCAACCATTTTCAAGGAGGTAACTATACTGTATATATTACAGAACACGCATCTGGGGGCATTCCTAGCCCCACTAGGATTAGGTTCAATGATAATACTTTTGGAACCGATTTTCGTTTTGGTGTTCTTCAATGGGACTATGACCCTTGGATTCAGGTCAACGGAAATGTGTGGGATGATGGAACTTTTATGGACATCAACACTTGGGATGACTGGCCCAACCAGTAATTAAAACTTATGAAGAAGTATCTAACAGAGAAAAATCTCTTGTGGGCTATTTTGGCTGTGTTAACAGTCGTTAGTGTCCTACAAGTAAAGCATATTTGTGACAGCATTTGTGCCCCTATACCCGTAAAAGGAAAATAATACTATGAAAAATTTAATGACAGAGAAGAACTTTATGTGGCTCGCAATCATTGCGTGTGCCGTCCTTAGCTTTACCAAGCCCTTCAACAAAGGAAGGCAGAGTGAGCGTAAACGAATGACCCCCCATCAAAGCCATTGGGACCAGGAGGAGCGAGGTATGAAAATTGAGCGACAGAAGCGCATGAAACAGCGGGGTAACAGGAACCTCTCCCCTGAGCAGCGTAAGGCTGCAAAGGAATTGAGTGAGCTAAGTGAACCAGACATGATGGAGTTTTACCGCTCGCAAGAGTCTAATGAGCATACGAAAGCTAATGAGCCTCGCTTCGGAGCGCACGATTTCTTTCTAGGTCAAGATGCCAAACTATGGGACAAGTGAGTTTCCAATGCATGAATATTTTATTATTTACCTTGCAAAGGAAATGCGACCTGACCTAGTAAAGGATGGGTTTCTACCCCCCAAACTACAACAGTATCTTTTAAATATAGAGAACTATGCGGGTAAGTCGGAGGGGTCAATCCAATCTAGACAGGTTGTAGCTCTTGCTTTAGCTACGTGGGACCAATTTGAGGAAAAGTTATGAAACTTAGAGATAAAAGAAATAAAAAAGAAGTGACAGCAGGTAAAATACTTGAAGCCCTTGTATTTGTACTTTTATCTCTTGCAGGTTTTATTGCTTTAGCGAAACTAATTGGTTAAATGGCTACCCGATAAGATTTAGATGATTTTAAAGGTAAATGAAACTGGTAAAGATATTTTATTTATAGATATCTGTAAAACGGCAGGAACGTCAATCGGAATCGCGTTCGATACTAGTGACTTGGTAAGTGTTATAGGTTCAGCAGACTCAGTCTGTGGGAACGGACAATACCCAAAAAAACATCATGGTTTAGGAGAAAGATGCCGAATACCTGTTAAAGATGTAACTAAGTTTGATTATATCTTTTCTGTTGTAAGAAATCCTTACGATAGAGTGCTATCCCTTTTTACATGGCATCAAAAACGTGGTGAATTAAAAGACATTTCATTTTCCGAGTTTTTAACCTCTCTAGAGGACATAAGTGCCTCTGTAAATACACTTCATGCCACAATCCCTCAGGTGGAGTATGTAAAGCGTGGAGATGTTGTTGTGCCTGATAAGATTTTACGGTTCGAAAAGATAAAAGAAGATTTTAACGCATTACTAAAAGAGTTAAACTTGCCTTCAATACCCCTTCCTCATGCGAATAACTCAGGAAGCTCTAAACCCTCAAAGGAATGGTATACTAAAAAAGATATTGAAAGAGTAAATAGCTATTACCATCAAGATTTTAAAGTATTTGGATATAAAAAATGGCTACCCAAGAAGATTTAGATTTAGCTTACATGGACATGGCGTGGAGATGGGGTAAACTCTCCCACGCTACCCGCAAACAAGTGGGCGCGTTAGTCGTAAAAGACAATCAGATTATATCTGATGGATTCAATGGGACGCCTAAAGGCTTCTCTAACAGGTGCGAAGGGAGAGACGGCCAAACACTCCCAGAGGTACTCCACGCCGAATCTAACGCCCTTACAAAGCTTGCACGGGGGACTCAGAGTAGTGACACCGCCACACTATATGTCACACTCTCCCCCTGCTTTCAATGCGCGAAGCTAATTATCCAATCAGGGATTAAACGCGTCGTGTGTGGTGAAAAGTACTCCGACCAGAGTGGAGTTCATTTTCTAAAAGAGTGTGACGTAATTGTAGAGTTCTGTGAAGACCTTATCGTAGACTAGTCATCAAGCACTTTGGGAATGATTATACTAGGATTTTCCATCTTAAACCTGAGAATCCAGTTTTCCATCTCAGTCTTAGTGAATTCTTTCTCTAATTCAAGTTCGATTGCTTGAAGCTTGAAATCAATTGCAATCAGGGTGGAGTTAATCCAAATTACCCCAGCGCAGATAGCAGCGACAAGACTCATGGGTAGTAGAGTTTTCTGCGAGATAGTGGATTTTGGTTCTGAGGCAGGCATAATAGGCGTTCCTAAAAATATATAGGGTGTTCCCCTATAAAAACCACTAGTTATTCGTAAGTAGCAGCTAAGCCTTCAAGTACCAAAATATCGTTTATGGTATCCCTCTCAGATTTAACTCGGAGAGCCCCTAAGACGCGTCCATACTTACCGATACCGTGACATATTAGCTCTGCCTTCATATCATTCTTTTCAAGAAGTTCTATTACTCGGTTTTTGCAGATAATGCCACGCGCCTTCTCTTCTAGGTTTCTCGTACGTGTCTCAGGAGCATCTATCCCCGAAAAACGTATACGTTTCTTAGTCCATATTTTAAACCCTAAATCCACCATTGCGTCAACAGTGTCCCCGTCAAGCACGCGTAATACTTCAATATAATATTTATACATAGTAAAATATTTAGGGACCCTGACTATTATAGTGTAAGAGATGGGTGCTTAAACGCCCCGACCCCCCTACCTAAACACAACATGACCGATAACAATTACGCCCACAATTCTAACAAATTAGACTCCAAGATAGACTCTTTTTATAGGGCTTATATGGAAGAACACCCCTACGCGAGGGGCTTGGACCACCCCCCTGGAGGTCCCGCATTTGAGGCTAAGTCCAAGGATGCTGAGGAAGTGAGTTTGCCTACTACGGCTCCTCTTAGGAAGAGGGAGTGGAAGTTCGACACCCCCCTCCCCGCAGACGAAGTAAAGAGTGTACCTAAATTCGACCCTGTGCGTCAGGTGGGAAGGGTTAATCCCAGGAGTGCTTTCGTCCCTGAAGGTAGTATTGACGCTGATGCGGTTAATCACCCAGACCATTACATTCCTCCTGACCCTGGGCCTTATGATAATGATACAGTAGAAAAGGATATGGTTAATAGCCCAGGACATTATACCGAAGGAAACATGGAAGCTATTGATGTTCTTGCTGCAAAGCTAACCCCAGACCAGTACCAAGGTTATCTTCAAGGCTCAGTTCTGAAGTATGTTCTTCGGAGTAATTATAAAGGTAAGAGGAGCGAAGATATGAAAAAGGCGCAATGGTACTTGAATACCTTAGTAGAGGCCGATAGCCTAAATGAGGGGGAGTAATACTATGAAAGATAACAAAAAAATGACTGACGATGAGATAGAGGACCTCGTTAAGAAGACTATGGACGAGGTGATGGCTGCTATTACCCCTGGGTTAGAGGCTAGACAGGCTGAGTTTATAGAGAAGCGAGCTACCCTGTACTCGGAGGTGGCTGAGGCTGAGAAGGCTGAGAAGGCTGAGAAGGCTGAGAAGGCTGAGGCTGAACTTGAGGAAGATGATGAAGTTTGAGCTACTATTAACCGCTGCTTTACTCACAGGATGTGGGGGAACCAGCGTCCCTTCAGACGGCCCTGGCGACCCTCCTGCTGACCCTGAATATGACTACACGGAGGTGGAGCCCAATAACACGCTTAAGACAGCACAGTTCCTTACAGTCCTCCCTGATTCAAACTCCCAAAGTAGCCTCCTAGGAGATTTTAATAATTCGGCTGAAGATATTGATTGCTACGCATTCTTCTTGAACCCTGCAACAGGAGCCGAGTCTACATTATTTAATTTCACGGTAGAGACAGACGCAAGCAACACCCCAAGAGTTAAACTGTGGCAGACTGTAGTAGATGACACAGGTATCATCACAGGACATCAACTCCTAGGGACATGGGCATCAAGTAATGGAACCGTAGTTGCCTTAGATGTAGAGATTCCATATGATGCGTTCTATAACAATGACCTGATTATGGAGATTGACCCTCTTAGTTGGTCATCACCTTTAAGTGGGACATATATATTAAATTTCTGGAGTAACTAAAATGGATACCACACAACTAAAAGAAAAACACGCTAAACTTGAGAAGCTGTTAAAATCCCAAGAGGATGGGCACGCAACCAAGTTTATTCACATCGCCTCAGAAGGGGCTTACAGAGCTTCGCGCGAGAGGATTGCAGCCACTTACCAACAACTATCTGATGTTGGGGAACAATTAGGCATCTTACATCCTGTAAGGATGCGCTAGACTTTCGAGTAACTAAACATGAATATTAAAGAATTAGCATTAGTATGTGGCATTGCAGGGGTTATTCCCTTCGCCACTAGTAACTTCTCCCAGAACCCAGATGGGTTTATCCCTATGTGGTCAGAGCAGAAGGGTAAAGGGTACGAGACTACCCTTATCAATACGCGCCAAATTATTAGCATTACACCTATTTTTGACCCTGCTCTAGTACTGTCTAGGGTGCGTAACCCCAAATCTGAATACTTAGATGTTACCTTCTCCGATGGTACAAGGCTAACTGTTGATGAGCAGTACGAAGAATTTAAGAAACGAGTTAGGGATGGCCGCTAACCAGCGGTTACTTTTCCCAGTACATTTGAGACTTGTCAAAGGGTTTACCGTTTAATTGACCGTCTAAGATTCGTACCATCCGAGTTCTCTCTTCATTCCAATTAGAACGCTCAAGGTCAAATCTTAAAGCATTAGCGTCCATCCTCTTTATAAGGAATCTCTCACGAACTATACTGAATATAACCCAAGCTCCTAATACCCCGTACTCTAGTAAAATTTTCTCCATTACGTGTAGTCGTGAAACCCAGTATTGTAGTAAGGATTTATAGCAATCCAATCCCCAGACTGAATCCAGCCATGGCCGTTAGAGACGGTAGGTATAAGCTTAAGAAATCTCTGGGAGTTGCCTGAGTTCGTCAAGATACCGCAATTCGATTCGATAAACGAAATTAAGTGTTGTAAGCCTACAACATTATCGCCATACCCTGGTTCTGAAGAGGTGTTATAACCTCCGCCTCCCATAAGGAAACAATTGCCAACCATTCGTATTGATTTCCTTTTTAAATCTCTTCCCCCTGGACCGTTATAGACTTCGTCCACATTGTCGTAAATGTCTGACTCGATGGATTCATAATCACGATAAGGTCTATAAATATTACTAGGCAACCACGCGTACTGGTTTGGAATCGGCATTGTAAAGGGCCATTCGCGCATACCGTCAGTGGTACCCGTTTGAGTTAAAGAGTACACGGTATGAATACCGTCAACCCAGGGAACCCTGTTTATATAAGGTTGGATAGTTTGTACAGACCCTTGAGGCCCAAACACAAACGCATTACCAGAACCGTCAACACTCCCGTAGGACATACCAACCTTATCGAATTCATTAGCTAAGACCGAGAACTTTTGAGGTTGGTAAAAAGCACTGGTACCATAAGCCTGAAATACTTTTTTACAGGAAGTGTGACCAGTGATATTAAAATGTAACCTAGTACTAGTTATATTAACCTGCTCCGTACCGCTAAAGTAAGATAGATTTCTAACTGAGGGCTGTGGCACTCGGTCAGTCCAATCAGGGTTCCTAGTATACTCAATGGTTAACCATTGAGTAATTTCAGCATAAGCAGATGTAGCGGAAACTGCACCACTTACTTGGTTTTGTCCTGTTCCTGAAATCCAGGTACCACCCGAAAGGGCGTTATTTACGGGCGCGGGTGTGGGGGCAATGGGGGCTTCGGGCATAATGTTATTCTCTACAATATTTAGGGGTTAAGCCCGCACAGTCATTTATTACTTTTTATTTTTTTTTTGAGAATTAAGACCCTTTTTTTTTAAAGGAGTCCCACCCTACATAACACCATGATAATGTTAAGTGATAGAGCATCCATCGAGGTCGGAAAGATTGTATTTGAACAGAAGCTCGGAGATGTATGTCTGCGTGTGGGGGTGAAGGGCGGAGGATGTTCTGGATTTTCTTATTCATTGGGGTTCGATGACATTCGGAATAAAACAGACCAAATTTCTATTAAAGAATGGCAACCCAAAGATTTGGAGATAGTGTGCGACCCTAAAAGTTTTTTGTATTTGAATAATACCATTATTGATTTTGAGGAAGGTTTAATGGGTAGAGGTTTCAAATTTGTTAATCCCAACGCTACTAAGTCCTGTGGTTGTGGTGAATCTTTTAGTGTTTAGGAGTCCCTATAGAGAAAGCATGAACCTTCGGATATAATGCCTATTCCCAGCTCTCGGATGGGACCCTTAGTGTGGAGTTTTCCGCTGTGAGGCAAAAAGTCTCGTGACCTGCCATAATGGCAGAGTAAGGCCCAAAAACGCCCTAAGTCCTTACATACCAACGACTTACGACGAATGCCATATATTCTGGTAAAAAGACTGCATTTTTCTCAAGTAGTGCTTGCAATATGGTCGATAATATAATATAATGAGAAATATGATGAAATCACTTGTAACGCTGTTAGTTCTATCCACTCCTGTCATGGCACAGTACACACCTCAACAGGACACTCTGCTGGACGCTCTGATTCAGGTCGAGTCCAACGGCAAAGATGATGCTGTAGGGGATAATGGGAACGCCATAGGCTGCTTACAAATCTGGAAAATATACTGGACGGACGCTGTAGAACGCTCTGGCATCGGTGGCTCATATAAGGACTGTTATGACCGTGCGTATGCCAAGAGCATTGTGGACGCTTACATGACGCGCTACGCCAAAGAAGCGTGGACGAACCCTAAGAAGTTCAACGCTGAGAAGTGTGCCCGAATCCACAACGGCGGACCCAAAGGCTACCGCAAGCAAGCGACTGAAAAATACTGGAAAAAAGTCCAGAAAGTCCTTGCAATGCCTCACCTAAGCGGGTATAATGCTATACATGAAATCAGTTATCGCCTTTCTACTTGGTATGCTCTGCACGGCATACCTATTCCCTCCCACGCCAACGGCTGTCCTCTCTGACATGGACAAGCGTGTTATCGCCTATGATGTAATTGAATGGATGGACAAGGCAGATTGGGACATTCTAGCTGCCAAGCGTCACCTTATCAGCGCAGGGACAGGTGAAAAGAAATCCTCATTTTGGGGATTTTAAGCTTGCAATGTCTCACCTCATCGGGTATAATGTAAACATGATAAAAGAAACCAGTTACTACACACAGGCTTTGGAATTTCCCCTCTTCCTGAACTTCCTACTCGCTGAACTCATGATGAACTCAAGCGAGGACACGCTAGAAGCCGCTTCCCTCAAGTTCTTGGAGCAGAGCCAAAATGCTTGATGTTCTACTTGCCTTGAATATGCTTGGACTCGGGTTCTGCGGCGGCTGGCTTATATTTCAGTCGCAACCCCCTACAGACTAACGACTTACGAAAACTTACGCATTTCACCAAAATAGGTGTTGCATTCACACACTCCATCGAGTATAATGATAATATGATAAACAACGATACACAAGCCGTACGCGATGCGGTCAATGCTGGCATCTCTGTCCTCCTTCCTGGATTGGTAGATGATTATACCCTTACCCAAGAAGAGGGTTACACGCCTCAACAGGCTTTCCATCGGGTTGCTCTCGGGCTTGCCAAGAGGTGCGAAATCACTGCTGGCGAAGCTGAGACGGTTACACGCTACACGCTTACCAAGTTGGGGGTTTCCGTATGAATCGCCAGTTGATAATGTCTATCAAGACTAGAAGCGAAGGCTTTCAGATATACTTTGATGAGGGCTTCAAGCTCAGCATCGGTACGGGCAGCAGGCACCATTGCGACAATAGCGGGAACGGGACTGCACCTGGAGGTGAAAAAGCCACTAGCACAATGGAAGTGGCTTTGATGAACTCAATGGATGATTTCGTAGTCCTTCCAGATGATGTTGCGGGGTGGGTTCCTGTCAACCGTCTTGCGGCTATTATTCAAGCAGTTAGCGACAAGCGTTGGAACGATTTCGAGAACCTATGCACTGCAACCGAGGAGTATTACCATGCATGAGCCCAGAGAACGCGATGGAAGCGTATTCCTAGGAGTGTGTTCCTCGTTTGCTATTTCAGCCCTATTCTATGCATTTTTATATTGGGTAATCTTTGGTCATTGGGGTTGATAAAATTCGGGGCGCGGGCCCCGCGTCGCCGTAAGTCCTTACACAGCAACGAGTTACAACGGCCAATTTCTTCAATTTAGTTCTTGCTATCCCTACACGCAGCGAGTATAATGTACAACATGAAAATGACCAAGCAACACTTCCAAGCCTTAGCCGAAACCTGCGCCCTTATTATCCTCGACATAGAAAAAAATGAAATATGGGAAGAGGGCTTGAGCGATGGCAAGCAAGGCGAACAGGTGATTCGCAGATTTCAAGAACTGTGCAAAGGGAGCAGCGACGCTTTCAACCCGCACCGATTCGTGATGGCTGTGCAGCACGCCGTGAACTCCCAAGAAAAAAACTGAAATAGTCCTTGCAATCCAACCCCTTACCTCGTATAATGTACAACATGAACAAGCCCAGCACCTTTGACCACGCTTACCCTACTTCCAACGCCTTTGAAATGGAAGACCGTCCCGATTGCATGACCTGCTGCGATAGCGGCACATTCTATGACGATGACGGGGACATGGATTTCTGCGAATGCGCTACGGGCATGATTGCCACGGAAGAGGCGATGGAGCAAGAACGGAACGGGGGGGATAACGGTTTCGATGATGAGGGCGCGTTTACCTCGATAGGCTGGGGAGAGGATGAAAGTTACGGGTATTATGGTTGACAGGGCGTTGTCCTTTTGATATAATACGCGCTAGGGTTACGGACGGCACCCACACAAGAACGTCCGTAGGGTTTCGAGTCCCTGTCAGAAAAACTCGATTTCCACACTTTTTGACGTAAACCCAAACCCTTCAAAGGGGTATAAAGATATGACCAGTTCTTGGATTGACTCTATTCAGTATAACGACTCCAGTAGCTCAGCTACTATGACCCTCACCAACGGGAATTGCTACGACATTGCACCGATGGACCGTAAGACGTTCTCGGAATGGGAAGGCGCGGAAAGCACGGGGGAGTTTTATAATAAGACCCTGCGCGATTCGCTCACCGTGACCAAGCTGTGATGCTATAAAAAACGTGTTCGGCGGCTAACCACGGAAACAAACCGCCAACCCCGTATTTTATGCTTGCAATTTTTTAGGCGCGGGGCCCCGCGCCGTCGTAAGTCCTTGAAGAGCAACGGGTTACAACGGCCAATTTCTTCAATTTAGTTCTTGCTATCCCTACACGCAGCGAGTATAATGATAACATGAAAAATATCCAGTACAACCTAACCCTTCCCGTCTTCATCATCGGGGGCTTCATGTTCGTTTGCGCTTTCGGCGCTGTCGTTAGCATCATCGAAGCCATTCTTGGTACGCTCTCATGAAAAAACTACCTGAAAATGCAAAGTTCCCCGTGCCCTCTGGTCCTACCGCTTATTGGGATGAAAAGGATTGGTACGATTGGTGGAAAATGACGGGGGGAAGGCTTGACCCGAACCCTCATTATGTGAACCCTGACCCTATGCCTCCCATGAGCTACAAGGACACGCTGGAGATGATGAAATTTCTTCAAGATAATATCCAAGATGGTGCTTGACACCTCAGCCCTCATCGGGTATAATGTAAACATGAAAGATAATAACACTAACTGGACCATCGCCATCATCGGCGCTTCGGCTGCCGTGTCCTGCGTGGTTTACCTGTACGCCTTCAAAGTGGTCGCTATGCTGTCTGGTATGTTAGGACCGTGCGACTAAACTTTTTCCGATAAAACACTTGACTTCACGACCCTCATCGGGTATAATACAAACATGAAAAACAACCAATACTCTCTTGAAGCTACCTTCAAGCACCAAGGCATCGAGCAGATGCTTTCCAATCTTACGGGCGTTTCCCGTGTGGGCGCGGTTGCCGAAGGGTCTTGCGCCACCTGTTCGGGTGAGGCTTCCGAGTTCCGTGATGCCCTCTCCCAAAAGGAGTACACCATTTCAGCGATGTGCCAGACCTGCCAAGACGAGGTGTTTGGCGCGGGTGAGGATAACTAGCATGGACATATCCATTATCCAGCATAGCTCATTCACCGCGCTAGACGATAGGGCTTTGCTGTCTAACGAGTGCCTATCCTACATGGGGATGCAAACCTCTAACGAGGTGAAGAGATGCATCGAAGCCACTTTCTTCAAAGGGTATTCAATCAAGGACGATTTTGACCATAACGCTATCGAGGTACACGATGCACTCGTTATCAACTGCTTGGTTGGAATGCAGCACGAAGCAATCCAAACGGGCGGGTCTTCAAATTGGAGAGGTATTCTAAACTCCTACGATATGCCCAAAGCCTATCGGGATAGTTTCGAGCTACTCCAAGACGATGATGACCGAATGAAGGGGATGATGACCGCACGGGAGTTCAGCGAAGCAATGGGCGACAAGCACAACTAACTGGTTGTTTTTCATCGCCTTGGGGAGCGGGCGATAAACGCTCCCCCTCTTTCACAACAAAATCACGGAGAGCATCGCGAGCTTTGCAAGGCTTGCGATGAGAGCGTCAGGTAACGCCCCCGATAACTGGGGGGTATCCTCGGATAAATGCGTGCGGGAGAGGGGGTTGTTCCCCGTTGACGGGCTAAGGTGCCAGAGAACCCAAACGCAAGTAACGCCAAGAAGAACCAAACTACAGTTTTACAGGCTGCGTATGCCGTTCAAATACGCTTCTTGGTGTGGGTAATAAAGTAATCCCCACCGCTCTAGCCTCTCCACCTTTCACCTTGACAAAAATTCTGGCGGGGGCCGCGAAACACGTAAGTCCTTATACAGCAACGGGTTACAACGGCCAATTTATTCGATTTAGTTCTAGCTATTCGGGGTATGGTTTATTAAAATGGGGACATGAAAAATAACCTGTACAACCTTGACCTTCCCATCTTCATCGGTGGAAGCTTCATCCTCATATGCCTTGGCTCTGCCCTCGGCATCATCATCCAAGCCCTTACGGGGACTCTCTAATGAAACCTCAATTTGATTTGTTTGAAGCCACCTTCGGTGAGTGGCTGAATGAGTTGTCTCTAATGAATTATGATGAGAGTCCTCACTTGAAAGATATTCTTGCTGACCTGTACAACGAGGGGCTTACCCCCTTGGATGCGCGGGATGCTTTGGAAGTGTATCACCCTGAATGGCATAGCGAGCTAGTATATTTGGAGGAGCATCCCGTTATTTTCTAGGAATAAGGCCCGTGTGTACCATATGGTGCAATTCGGGAAAAAGTGCTACCAAAACACAGTAGATTTTGACATAAGCGCATGTTCAAAAAAAAGGGGTTCTAAAAAGCTGATTTTCTCCGCTTTTTGCCATCTTGGCAGAACATAGTGACCCAAACCCTGTCAAAATGGCAGGCGCGGGGCCCCGCGCCGTCGTAAGTCCTTGGTACTGCACGACTTACGTTTTTCTCACATTTTCACGCATTTTACCCATCTAGGCTATTGACACGGCACCCCCCATAGTTTACAATGGCGGAATGAAAGTACAAAGCATATTCCAGAAGTCGCTCCGCACACCCGTAGAAGGTAAGACCCTCAAAAAAGGGAGCGGAAATAAAAAGTTAGGGTTCGTGGTTAGTTCAAAGAAGTGGAAAGGGAAAAGATTATATTCTCTCACGCTGGAAGAAAGAACAACTTGCCCCACAACTTGTCACCATTGGAATGACTGCTATGGGAATAATATGCCATTCGCGCACCGATTCAAGCCTCACAATATAGATATAATTTTGGAGCGTGAAATTGAAACATTGCTCGCGAAACATAAACATGGCATCGTCATTCGATTACATGTTCTAGGTGATTTTTATTCCGTAGATTATATTCAGTTCTGGCGAGAGATGCTAGAAAAGCACTCGAAACTTTGCTTGTTTGGTTATACCGCTCGCAAGGGAGATAATATTGCACACGCTATTTGGAGGCTGAATAATGAATATCCTGACCGTTGCGTTATTCGTCATTCGGGGAATAAAGCATACGATGGAAAATTAGTTCCGACTCAAGGACCATTCGAAGAAAATTGGAGTTATGCCGCCGATGAATCATTTGAGGGCAAGTCCTTTGATTGTCCAGAACAGACAGGAAAAGTCAAAGATTGTGCCTCATGTGGATTATGCTGGATGACCACAAAAACAGTTAGATTTGCAACCCACTAAAATAATAAAAGGAGATAAAATGATTACAATATGTTCAGATTGCGGTGGAAGAGATATTCACCAACAAGGAAGCGTTATGGTCCCGATAAACAAACCTAATTCGCAAAGTTTAGCTAAGTTATGGATGGATGATTATTATTGGTGCATGGATTGTTTGGAAGAATGTACAATTGAAGAGGTCGAAGATAAAGAAATATTCAGGGGTTGAATAATAATAAAATCCTCAAAATATAAATATAAAATAGGGGCGGGGGCCCCGATTCGTCGTAAGTCCTTGGTACTACACGACTTACGTTTTTTCACGCATTTTCTTTATTTAGTACTTGCGTCTGGGCACGGGAGCGGGTATAATGTAAGCATGAAACAAAATCACAACACTCTCAGAAACAACACTCTCAACCTCATTTCCCGCGTTCTCGGGAGTCATTTTGCGATGGCTCATAATTCCAGGCTGTTTACTCCCGCCTATGCCTTGAGGACGCTAGATGCTTATCGCTCCGTGCGTAGACGCTTGCCCGTTATGGCTTGCGGAAAGCACTACGGTAACCACGCTGGCTCTAAACGTAAACCTTACGAGGCAACGCAAGGGAACTAGACCCTTCGGGGGGTGTACTGGTATCGACACGTGGGAACGCCCCTTGCGGGAACTTGCGTGGAACGGGGTTCGAATCCCCGCACCTCCTCCACTCAACCTAGACGAGCATTTTCCTCAGATAGGGCTTGACTTTTGACTTTTCTTACAGTATAATAAGCATATGTCTCACTACGACCCGCTCGAAAGAGCCCAATTCTTTTTCTATCTCGCAGGCGGTTGCCTGTTCACGGTGGTATTCTCCACCTATATCCTGTGGTTCTGTGGAGTGAACCCAGGGACTTGACTTTTCTTGAAAGTTTCCCCACTTTAGGGCTTGACTTTCTCTTTCCTTATGGTATAATGATACCATACAACGAGGGCAACCCCCTCTCTCACTAACATTTTACTAGGTAACAAATTATGACTAAGCATCGTCCCGTCTCTGACCGTATTGCGGAAACGCAAGCACAACTCGCCGCTCTCATCGCCAAGGAGAACAAAGCGCAAATCAACGAATCCCCTGAGATTCAGGCTCTTGATGAGAAAATCAAAGCCGTTCAGGTATCCATGCTGAAGTTCAACCGTTGGGCTTCAGAGGGAGAGGATAAGATTGAGAACTTCAAGGCACGGGTAGTGGAGTGGCAAGAACGCCTCTCCGAAGCTACCACGAAGCGCAAGGAGGCGAATATCCAAATTGAGGCTTTGCGCTCTACGCGGAAGGCTCTGGCTGAAACCCTTGCTAGTGAGATAGGTCTGGAGGCGTAAGCCTCCCCTCGTCTGAGCGAGGTAAAATAGGGTTTAGGCTCAGAGCGCCCCTGAAAGCCCTAGTGGTTAGTAGGGGGGTTCTTACTTGACACGACCCCGCACGCGGGGCCCCAATCGACCTAAGTCCTTGGTACTAAAGGGGTTACGCACGGTGAAATTTCATACTCTTTTGGCGGATTTCCCAAAGTAATGGTATTTTTTCCACTATTACCTAAAACATTAGGTGATTCAAATGCGTCATGGTATAATGGTAGCATCGAAAGGCTATTGCAGCTCATCGGTACTCTTGGAGGGCGGAAAAGCAAGCCCGTATAAAAACTAAACGCTTTTTCGCTCTCTTACAATTAGGTTATAAAAATTAAAGTCTTCGGTAGGGGGATAGCACAATCAGGTTAGTGCATTCATCTTATATATGAAAGGTTATGGGTTCGAATCCCATTCCCCCTACCAACTTTACATAGTTGTATGTGATACAAGTTACCTCCCTAGCGTAGGGGCTGCCCGCTGGAGCTGCCACTTGACTTTTCTCGTTCGACCCACGAGCAGATTTTGCTTCCAGTTTAATGTGTGTTTCGTGCATGTTTACGAGTGTGAAAAATCCAAACTTGACTTTTCTTAGTGATTTTTGTATAAGGGGTGCATAGATAGAAACCCCCTCCTGTGAGCTGTAAGGCGCACGCACTTGACTTTTCCTTCTGAGGGGATTTCATGGGGTTAAAATGGGGGTTTGACTTTTCTTAGTGAGAGGTGGCTTATGCTACCTCTCTTTTTTTTTACTTCGCCCCTATGTGGGGGGGCGTAGTTTGACTTTCTCTGTCTGAGCCCAAAATTGGGACTTGACTTTTACCAATACTAGCATTGTAAGTATGAAAGTAGGGTTGTAATGCGCCATAAATATCGAATAATCGCTCGTATGTCGTATCTAATTCAAGTCTTATGCCACCAAACTCTTACTAATCCTTGTTTTTTTAGCTACTAATGAGATTTAATACCCTAGTGAGGGGTATAGCTTATAAGAAATAAGAAACAAAAAAACAGCCTTAACACCCCCACAACAGGGATACTAAGACTGTCCATCTGATAAACATCAAACTAAAAGGGAACAAACAATGCTATTCCTCCCCCCAATTTCCTTTCTTTATGAAAGATTTTACCCCACGGTAAGCTAACAATCTACCCTCTATACACTCTGTTATGTCCTTACCCCCATCAGTAACTACGGGTGGGTATTTAAGAAGTGTGGTATCCGTATCTATACTATCCTCTAAGTAGGAAAGTATATCTTCTATACTCTTAGTTCGTGATTCTGTTTCGTGCATCTTCGTAGTATGTTAGGAAACTCCATGTGAATACTTAACATATCAGTAAAGAAGTTTCTCGTCCATTCAAACTTAGCTTCTTCAGAGTATTTGATTAAGTCCTGCCTTTTCTCTTGCCAAGGTGCTAACTCTGCGAAATCACTTTTACCCCAATCAACATTAAGGTGAGGGTAGTTCTTAAAGTTCCAACCATAATGGACAATGGTATCTTGAGGTATCTCTTCATCATGTGTCCATGTGTCTGTCCTTAGTTTATTATCTCTTAATGATTCTATGTCCAAATTACTATTTGCTATTGCTAGGCTAGGTGCAATCATATCAGTTTCGTGTCTCATACCTAATGGATGTTTAATCTCCATAAGGTGTAGTAGCAGGTAATTGAAGTTCATAATATCGTTAAGCAACTTGGGTCTAAGGTCTGGGACTTTAAACTTAAATAATACTGCTCCTTGTTTCCACTTAGCGATTTTATTCTTGTTCATGCCTGTTAGTCGCATGATGTCTTCAAGGTTCTGTCCCCTGAAAGCGTTTTTCTTGAAGTCTCTTGAGGTTTGGAACTCATCTACTTGGTCAGGAGCGTGAGCTTTCTTAAACGCATTCTTACGCCCTGGAATCCAGTTATAGGACACTACATTCCCGTCAGGTACTTTAGGTATTTCACCTGAGAACCAAAGGTCTTGTTCCAAAATCCAAACTTCGTCCCACTCCTTAAAGCAATCCGCGTTCGCCCATTCAATCCATGCTGACCACTTGTTGAGTCCTGCATACGGTTTTCCGTGCCAATTACCTTTACCCATGAAACGGAAACAACGATTTTGCCTACCAAAGTTTTGTGAATACCTATGGTGCATAGCAGGATATGCTTGAACAATACCTTGTAACCACTCACTAGCAATGTGTCCTTCATAATCGGGTCTTGAAGGTTCGGTGTAGTAATCAGGGGAAGCCCAAAATAGGAATATGTCCTTTGGGTCTATCTTTGCTCTCTTTGTTAAGGAGTACAGGAACAATTCTAGCTGCCATAGCAAATAGGGTTTATCCTCTACAAATACCGAGTAACATATCTTCTTTTTAGCCATCATAAGTATTATAGTTATTTTTTACCGTAAGTACTGTCGTAAAATGAATTAATTCTCTCTGTATCTTCTTCCTCTACGGCTCTTTGCAGCACTCCTGACGCATTTCTAATATGGGAGTAGTGTTTACTGGAGTCTGTGCCTTCGTGCCTTACAACGCTTCTTAAGGCGTACTGAATGCCTTGGAACTCATCGGGTGTAAGTGTAATCTCAACATTACCTCTAATTTCGTTATTTTCTAGCATCAGTCAATCTCCTTAGAAGAATCGTAGTCTGTAAAAATATAAGATGCGGAGTTTTTACTCTTTCGTAATTCTTCCAACTCTTCGTCAGTAGCGTCTATGGGTTCCACCAACCATGTGTATGGGTCGCAATCTTCTTCCCATTCTAAAGGGGATTTAGTTATAATTTCTTTTCCTTCGATTACATTCTCAACGGCATTTGCGGGCGTTTCTCCTTTTACAAGTATGAGTTCATGGGCTAGGACTTTCTTAAATACGATATATTTTTTCATTAGTAGGTTTTGTAGTTGTTACCTATACCTTTAAACTTATAGGTATGGGGGTTAGTTTTATCAAAGTTCTGCCAAACGATTTCGCCATTCCAAAGGTCTAGTACGAATCGCTTGGTATCAAAAATATTAGTACTGTTAGCTGGGAGTTTAGCGTACCGCGATATACCCCACCTTACAGCAAGGTGTATTTTCCCATAAACTTCGCTGTGTGCTTCAAAGCGCGAGTCCGTCTCATTACCTTTCAATGTAAAGGACTTGTACCTGCAATAACCTCTAATATGCTTCATAGGGTTTTCTAAAACCTCTTTTTCTGTGTACCTAACTCTCATGCGCTTACACCCTTTAGTTCAGCCAGCATAACAGTCATAGGTAACTCAGTATTGATAGCACAGATAGTATCAGGTTCAACAATTCCACTATACAGAGTGGATAGGTAATGTAACCAACTATCATGTTGGTAACGGTCAGAAATCATTGGGAATACACTCTTAGCTTTCTGGCTATTCTGCGCTCTGGTATTATGATAGTAACCCCTGGAAGCCCCTAGAGATGATTCATAATCATTGTGAATCCCATCCAGAGAAATCTCCATAATCACAGAATCTATCTCCTCAAAGTAACGAATGGTATCGAGAATCTTCAAAAAAGCAACTGAGGGATGCTGCATATCTGAAGTGTATTGTATAGCCTCACAACTATACAAAATACCTCTATCTGCTATCGTATGTCCTTTAACATCATACCCTACGGTTGTGGACAATTCAAGAATCCTTTTAAGCATTGCAGTAGTAAGGACAATACCAACAGAAGTATCTGTAGACACATACTTTAGATTGGGGATATGGTGCTTGGCAACAGTAATGAATGAGCCTGTAGGTAGAGGGTTTCCCTCTTGCAATTTCTCCATTGTCTGTTGGTAAAAGGTAGTAATGGATTTCATAGCGTCAATATCTCTTTCAAGAAACAGAGTAGAGTTCCTCGAAATCATTGCTTTCTTATGTTTATTATTATACCTACTATCCGAGAGGCTATTTGCCGCCAGCAAAGAAGTAGATGCAAGGTAAAGTGATTTAAGTAAGGAGTAACCCACTTGACGCGGAAGTTTATTAGTTTGTTTCATTGTTGTAGTCCCGTAAGTCGTACTTCATCTTCTCGATGGCGTTACGAACTTCATTTTTTGGTTTGTTAGTGATTCGTGAAAGTTTAGAAATGTTTAGAGTGCCATCAGGTTTAATGATTCTCATGTCAGATATTACAGCATCGGCAATTGCCTGGGATGTAGTGTCTAGGTTAGCGTCATCAAATGCTGAAATAGAGGTTGGCTCTTGTTCAAGGTTAGCACTTGCATACACATTGCCTGTTTCAGTAGAGAACATTTCGGGGTTAGATGAAAGAGAAACGCATCGTCTGATTTCGTATTTCTTCTTAATCTTGGTTCCAACATTGTTCTTCTTATTCCACAGACAGGTTTTAATGTATTTATCAAAAGGCGTAGTACCAAAATAGGTATCGAAGTCCTGTCCCGTCTTTCGAGCAAAGGCATCGCAAGCGTCCATAGCTGTAATTGCAAGTTCTTGGTTACTGTCATCAAAATCATGTGCAACCTTATCCCCTCCAATCTTATGCGATACCGCATACATCAAACGCTTATACTTTTTATGGATTTTAAACCATTGGTCATTAGTAAGCATCAGGACAAAAACCCCGCAAACGCTCGGAACAATGCACCAGAAAAGTCCTCTTCTGCACAAAGCATATTCTCCCCATAAATATCCTTCTTACGCTCATCCCCTTCAGCACCTAGCATAAGTGTAAGATTAGGAATCCCTCTAAGGTACTTCATACGCATAGCTTTGGTATCTTCGCTTCTGAATTGGTAATCAGTCACGCCCAAAGAGCAGTATGCTTCACCATCAGTAAGGTTAAACACAATACACTTTTTAGTTTTTACATTCTTTGCAATCCATTTCTGCAATGCAGGGAGAACGGCATACTCGCAAGTGTAACTTCCATCATAACTACCAGACTTAAAAATAATAGGAGAGTTAGTACCTACCTTCAACAAACGGTCATAGTTGTTATCGCGCTTAGACGAAGTAAACACTCTGGAAAGAACAGCCATTCCGCCATTCTTAGTTCCTGTAAGCGAAGTACCATGAACTGTAGGAGCAGACTTAATAAAAACCTCAATAGGAATCTTACCCTTCAAGACAGTTGCATTAGCCTTCGCAAATGCAGATGCTACCGCCGTACATACATTAATGTAAGTTAGCTTACCTACACTTGTATCAATAGTATTACTCATACTACCTGAACCATCAATGAGAAACACAATAGTAGTGTCTGCTGATATAGAACGAATGGTTTTCTGAAAGATGTTATCCGCATACTGATACTTATGCAAAGAGCGAGGGTTCAAGTACCCTTTCCTAGATGCTACCTTACGAGTCTTATTCTGCTCAAGCAACAAAGTGATATGCCTCTTAAACTTTTCATAAAGTTCATTTCTCATAGAGATAGTATTCTCCGCTAAAGAAGCTGAATACCTCTCTGGTTCATACAAAGGCTTTTCGGAGAAAGCCAAACCTGTCGTTTCGGGCATTAGAGAATCACCAAGGTAGGGGTTTGTGACTGGGAGAAAGAAATGTCGTAAGTAATAGTACCTTTTTCAATTACCTTCCGTATAGAAGAGCTTAGGGTATCCGTATCTAAATTAATATCAATCGCCTTAAAGTTAAGCTCATTTACTCCACAACCTGTATACGCGAATGAGGAGGTAGGAAATACCGCACCATCGGAAGACATAATGATATTATTAGTTAAACCAGACCAACCATCTGCATCCTTAGATTGGATAAGGTTATCGTTAAGGTCTTGCTGGAAGGAAGCCTTTGCCATACTTACAGCATTGGAGATAGTAAAATCGCTGTTTAGAGTCATGCCCTTACCCATAAGGAAAGAAACTGCATTGTTAATTTCTTTAAGTGAATCGTCTCCGCTTACTTTAGGAGTATTGGCAGAACCCATAAAAGCAGAATACTTTTTCCGCGCTTCCTCAACACGCATTTTCACAGTTTCAGGTCGAGCATACGACATTGCATGAACATCCGTTACAGTTTCTCCAGAACGAACCATGCGGTCAAAGTACTTAACTTGCTTGCACTCACTAGACGAACCAAAGATAGTAGCTAAATCGTTACGACAGGTATCAATAAGACTGTTTAGGTCACGAACACAATCATTTTGTGCTGATTGATAAACCTTGAACTCTGCTTTGTAATCAGCAACATCTTGGTCAGTAAAAGTAGCAAGTGTTTGCTCAGGCAAATCATTGTTAGAGAGAGGATGTTTAATGTGGTATAGTTTAGGTGAAGTCATGGTTTTAGTTTGTTGCGTCAAAGATTACAGTATCGAAAGTTACAGTACGGTCAGAAAATGATTCGGTTGCTGTATGAACCCGAATATTTTTAAATGATTTGATTTGTTGCACCATCCCAGGGGACATCACAACATTTTCTCTCTCTTTCTCTAATAGTTCCCTAAGCTCTTGTGCATTCTGCGGAGCAGACTGTTCAGAGCTATCAGTAGTTTCATTTAGAGAAATGTCCATAGAGGTAACAGTTTTACCTGAAGCATCCATTGATTGGTTAGTATTAACTTTAAGGTCTTTAAGTAGTTCTTTAGCCGAGTCTACAGCAGATTTTTCAGCATCTTGTTGGGCTTCTTCATGTTTCGCAACAGTCGTTTTGTCTAGTTGCTCATCTAGAGAATCCCCAATACTATGATTAACCTTGCCGCCAAAGTAACCATTAATATCAAACTCAGAATCGTCACCATTTTGAGATTGCTTCGCATCAGGAGGCATACCGCAATGTTTAATGTACTCCTCATAAATGTGAGAAGCTATTTCCTCTTTGTAGGCAGTAAACAACCCAGTCGGATAAGAAAGAGCATCTGCATCAATAATACCTTGAGTGTCCCCATAAGTACTTTCGATGTACGGAAACTTGTGCATACCTTTATGGTGCATAAGAATCATATACCCAATAGAAACTAAATCCCTACTTTCGTTAGAGAAACTACCATTTTTAATCGCTTCAAGTAGTTGTGCCTCACCCTTCTTGTCTATCTTGTCGATATACTTTCTAAGGTTTGGAGGGGTGTTAGCGTCAATTCTAACATCCTCTACTGCATTGATTAAAAACAACAAATCGCCTAACACTTTGCGAATAAATGAGATGTCTGCTCCACACGCCTCATTACCTAGAATCTTGTCCATAGTAATAGAAGAATCGGTAAACACTCTTTCTGCTAGGGTTAGCCCATAACAATCAATCTGCTCCATCAATGTTCTGAGGAATTGAAATGACAATTTATGGTAGAACTTCTCGCTAGGAGTAAGTTTAATATGATGCAACTCATGTATCATTGCACCAATAGTTTCATCTACTCGACCCACTTGCAAAAGATTAAAAGGGATTATCACTTCCCCCCTTGATACACACGCTCTTGGAGATTCGGTTGCATTGGTAGGGAAAGCGATAGAAACCTTTTTATCAGGAACAATAATGTCTCGGTAATATTCAATAAGTGTCTGCACATCATACAGAGTTTTAGGTGCAAGGCTTTCAATTTGGCTACCTTCACCTAACCACCGATTCATGTATTCGGCATCTATGGTAGGCTCTTCCATTATCAGTTTACCTCAAACATACCAAGCGAATCGGCATACTCACGAATGATGTTAGCATCATTGATAACGCTGCAAGAATCTTCCTCGTACATAGAAAGCAGGACATTGTTAAGAATGTCTTTGAGAGAGAACTTATCCATAAGAGGAACGCACTCCAAAACCATACGAGTTGAAATCTGCGAAGAGATTTTGCTATCCTTGTACTGTTGGTGAGAGTAATCATAAACCTGAACAAGAGGCTTCGATTTCTTAGAAACCTCACCCCCGAAAAGATGAGTAATGTACTTGGAAAGTTCCTTTCCCTTAATGTAATCAAGGTGAAAAGGAATAAAACGGTCCTTCAAAGCACGGTCTAGTGAACGCGCAGAAGAATAGTCCAGCCCGATATTTGCAGTAGCAACGAAACGCACCGAGGGTTCTACCGTAATGGTTTCCCCAGAACCACCAAGTTCCTCAACACGAATGTCCCTACGGAAATCCAACAATGGAAAAATGATATTAAACGCATCATCCGAAGCCCTGGAAAGTTCATCAAGAATAATGAGCGTATTAGGAGTCTGAATGGCTTTAATAAAGTCCGAGGTTTGGAATCGGGTCGTACCGTCCTCCAAAACATGATAGCCGATAAGAGAAGTCCTAGCGTCCTGTGTGGAACCCATGTTAATTACAACTGGATTCAGTCCTAGTGAGGTTGCTACTTCCAGGCAAAGTGTGGTTTTGCCACACCCTGTTGCCCCTGTAAGTAAACAGTTTTTGCCCGACTCAATTAGAGTCGAAAGCATTTCTTTTTTAGTTTCGTCAATTACGAACATTAGTAAGTCCTATGGTTAAAGTATAGTTAAACGGACGGGACTTCTCCCGAACGACCCCCATTTTAACATAATCTCCTCCAATGTCAATAGCCTAGGTGTAAGAAATCGAGTAAAAACGAACATTTGCCCTAAGTCGTTACACAGCAAGGACTTAGGGCGCATATAGGCTCTGCGACAAACTGTACTTTGTGTTTACTCGGAATCAGAATCCGTAGTGTCCAGTTCGTCCTTATCCGTATCTAACAACCACATTAACTCAAGCTGCGAAGACGAAAGTGTTTCCCTACTATCAACAATATTGAAAGTTCTGCGTACTTTACTCTCAACCTCTTTGTCTGTGAAGATTAACCTATCCCAAAAATCAATAAAGGTTCCACTATCTTCTCTTGTTATATACAGAAATGCGAGTACTTGAAAAGCCTGTCGTAAAAATCTATTAGATTTATACCCTTTTTTGGTTAGGTCGTGACTGTCCTCATAACCTAGCAACCTGGAAATGAGGTTTGACTCGTTCGGAGACATAGAAAGATTAAGAAGAGGTTCCAGGTTCCTGAAACACGACAATTCCTCTTCGGACATCTTTAACTTAACAATGTAGTTTTTGCGTTCCATCTTTGACTTTTCTAATTACACCATCGCATGATGGTTATAAGTATCTAGGTAATCAGGAACATGATTGTAGCCGCATGGACTATAATATAATATGGAGGCAAGGTATAACATAAAGGTGATGCGTCAAGAGTGGTTTTTGACTTTCACGCTTATACCTTCGTCATTTTTGGTTTGTGCGAACTAGATTTGTGGTTTGAGTGAGTTGAATCCCGCCGTTCAGGTTTGTCTGAGCGGGGGGGTTTGACTTTTGACTTTCCACCAAATCCCACCGTCAAATCAGGTTTCCAGGCATTATCAAAAGTCCTACCAAACTCGGAAGCTGGGGCACCTTGAACTACAAAGCCTGTCTCGTTGACTTTCTTCATACGCTTCCTCTTCTTGCCCTTCCCCGCTTTATCGAGTGAGATAGCGACAGCTTGCTTCTGAGGATAGCCCTCATCGCTTAGCTTGCTTATATTAGAGGACACGTCCTCTTGACTTTTACCTGTTCGTAGGGGCATGATTGTTTGACTTTTCCTTGTGGGGGGGTATGGGTATAGTAAGAGCACCTATAGGACTTGACTTTTACTAAGTTTCCCATACTTGACTTTTACTAAACTTATATAGGTAAAAAAGAACCCCTCGGGCCAAAGGCTTCAAGGGGTTCTTAAATTTAAAGAAAGTTTTATGCCTCGTTCAAGATTTCAACTTCGGCAGGTTCAGCAATCTCATCTTCGAGACCAAGCTCTGCCCTAATCTCCTCGATGGAATCCAGCATTTCTTGTTTCTGCTCCTTTGCTTTATCAAGCGCAGTTTGAGTTTCAGAAATGTAGTTGTCCACCCCTTGGATGCCGTTCTCGTAACCTTCCAGCATTTGAGCCAGATATTTTTCAGATGTTGATGTAGTGTTCATAATGTATTATAGAAAATTTTGCGCGATTGTTTAACCAAAATCTGAAGAAAGTTCCTCACCAGAAAGAATTGCTCGCAAGGTTACGAGCTTGCCTACGCCATTATCCAGTACGTGAGTGCAGTTGTGATGTTCAAATATTTGACAGAACCCTCCGAGAGGAGTCCTAATAACCTCGGACTCATGATTCCCCTCAAAATCATTATGGTCTATCGTGTGATGCGTAACACCTATAATAGTATTTGGGATAATGTCCCTCGTAGTATAGATACCGAAAGAGCCTGGGCTAACCTCAGATTCTCTTATCGTTACGTAATGGGGAAGTGGTTTATATTCTTTCATATTAATAGTGAGTGTGTGGTAGGACGAGCGGGATTCGAACCCGCACTTAACAGATTTTAAGTCTGTTGCCTCTACCGATTGGGCTACCGTCCCGCATTACTTAATGCCTCAATCAACAAGAAGTTCAGGAATTCTAGGTTCCATGTTGTCTGGATTCATAAAAACCTCAGGTCGTCCTTTAAGGCAGAATTTAAGTCCTTGCTCCGTAAGAATCATTGACCGCCTAGAATTACCTGGGACCGAGTAGACGGCTACCGCAGTGTCGCGCCTAATAATAATAGTACCTGCGATTTTCTCGTCAGTTACCTCTGCAAAATAATCAGCTTGAATTAGTGTGTCCATGCACTATTATAGTCTAAGCGTCCACTAAATGGTAAAAAAGTTTCAAGAAAACTGGCTCGGTTGAGTTACCCTGGCCTGGACCTCTAACGTTATAGTGAATCAAATCTTTTCCAGGGGCTAATGTAATAGGAGTAGTTACAGCGTAATTACCGCTAATAAAGTCGCACATCCATATAATCAAATCAGATGTTGAGTCTTCCTCAGCGAGTGTGCCGAACATGGCTTTAGGGTTCGAGACCCCCCCATTGTTCCACCCCACCTCAACCATGCTTAATACGATACGCTTTGTTATATCATTATTAGTTATAGCGATAAATGAAGAGCGTGCGGGCGCGGTTGCCTGTAAATGGTCCTTGCTACTATCCAATCCAGGAAATGTTAAATTAGTGGGGGCAGCGGAGGCTCCAAGAGAGCCTCCATTAGCACCCCAAGTAGAACGGTACAAGATACCTGCGTCCGAGACCCCCGAAACAATCATTAAACGCTCTAGATTATTTGATTGTATCATTCGCTTTCAACGTAACTATAAAAAACGGTGACCACGTTAACATCATCGTTTACTGTACCCGCAATACCTTGCGCTCTATACAACATAAGACCTTTATTCACTTCTAACTCAAAGATAGCCTCAAACCGCGCTTGACCGTACTGCCCTGCGACAAATTGAAGGATATCAGAAGTTTCTCCTTCTTGTGCAAGGGTTCCTACGTATCCAGGGGTACCTCCTGCCTGACTAACAGAAACTTCATTAACTACAATTTTATGATTTGGTCTTCCAGGAAGTAACATTCTATCCGTAGTGCCTGGAACTACCCCCGCCGCAAGCTGAAGGTGGTCAGCGCCCGTGTCCATTCCAGCAAAATCCGCTGTAACTGAGACAGCGTCGCTAACAGAACCCCAAAAAGTGTTCGCAATAACCTCTCCAGGTCTGCGGGGCATTGAAGGTCCCTGCATCATCATTCCATTCATTATAGGCATAGTACTTTATATAGGTCCCCATCTCCTGCATCTTATACAATAAAAAAGAGGACTTCTTTCGAAGCCCTCTTTAAGGAGAATAACAAACTTTTGCTTACATCAGTCCGTGTAAGCAATCCCTTCCGTACGATACATACGGAAAGAGTTTTTTGCAGGGGAACCTACTCGATTCATAAGGACTCGCTCCTTAGTAGCAGTGCTCCAGCGTTGGTTCTGAATCTTACGCCACTCATTCTGAATTCGGGTCGCTTGGCCCTTGGTCATATAGTTGGTGTTAAATCCGCGAACCATGTGCTGGTTTTGCGTAGTAACCAGAACTTCAGGAGTACTGTCGTTCTTAGCGTTATCATATTTAAAAGAAATTCGTTTCATAGTGTTTTTACCTCTTGGTTAAGTTGAAGGGCATCGGCTTGCCCACACTATGTTATAGTCCCTCGGGCACCAAAAGGACACTAATTATCAGAATTTTTTAACGCCTTAGGCTTGGAAATTTCTTCTACAGAGATTAATTTTTTATCGTCAAATACGGGCTTATAGGACAAAGTTTTACCGTCTTCGAGAATCTTCTCAGCAATTTTAATAGTTACATGATTCCTGATAAATCTTTTGATGTTTCTAGCACCATATTCAAGAGAAAAGGAGTTATCAACGACATAATCCACCAGTTTCTTTGTTGTTCTTACAGGTAGAGGTTTTAGATTGATTCTGGCTATCGTAGTGGCATCATCTTTTGTAAGCTGATTGAAGTACACTATGCCATCCAAGCGATTTATGAACTCAGGGCTAAAGGTTTCCTTGAACTCACTCTCAATTATACTCTTAGAAGCTTCATAACCTCTAATATCTTCCCCAAACCCTAGCAAATTCTTACCCACGTTGCCTTTAATACCTACATTGCTTGTAAAACAGACGATAGAGTCCGTAAAATCAAGCTCAGTGCCCTGGCTATCCATCAACTTACCATCATCTAGAAATCCTAGGAGAAGATTCAACAATTTTGGGTGAGCCTTCTCGATTTCATCAAACAAAATAATCCATTCGGAAGACTGCTCGGCTTTTTCAGATAAAATACCCTTTTCGTTATGACCAATATATCCAGGAGGACTACCGATTAGTTTGGCATATTCATGCCCTGTGGAGTACTCCCCACAATTAATCTTTAATAGTTTTTTCGGGTCCCCTAAGTATTCCTTGGCTAACAAACGAGCTAGTTCTGTCTTACCTACACCTGTAGGTCCGATAAAGAACAAAGATACGAACTCACCGAGTCCAGAGCTAAGCAGTTTAATGGATTTCATGCACTCATCGACAGCTTCTGGTTGCCCAATAAGCTTATCCTTGATACGTGCAGTTAACTTGTTTATTTCAGATAACGTAAGAAGCCTCCCTTTCGGCAGTTGAGCGTCAAGCTCACCAATTTCATTTAAAGTCTTACATACGAAATCTATCTGAAATATAGGATAGACTTCTATAACACACTCAAATAGAGACTCGGCTACTTCCGACAGGTCAAACCTAGTGTGCCCCTCAACAGTACTAGTAACGACATTGCGTACATACGCTCCAATCTTAACCCCTGGCTGGTCAATCAATTTTCCTATTGCTACAACAATTGTCCCTAATTCTACGTCCGTGAATTTTTTAACACGCACGAACTCATCAATGTGGGGGTTGTATACAACATAACTGTCCTGGTCTTTTTTAGGCATTCTTACGGGATTTTTTAAGGTCTTCGAAGGAGAGACTTTCAACGGTGACGTTTTTATCAGAATCAATCTTTTGTTCGGATTGAGTCATTTTAATCATCATGTCTAGAATCTTTACAATCTTATCATTAGCGTCTTGGGACAAACCCAAGGCGTGAATCATTTCGGTTTTAGCCTTATCATCATCAGGGCTAGAATCGACTAGGTTTTTAAAGTAAGTAAATGTCTCTAACGCCCTATTACGGTCCTCACCACAATCACGAAGAACATCTTTCGCAATCTTATGAATTCTATTAGGCTCAAAGAACCTACCCTTAGGGATATACGTACGAGCCATATTAATTAACCGACTTCATGTTTTTAACGGAGTCTTTCTTGTCTTTAGTAGCAAAACCAGCTTCTTCACGGCCTTTTTCACCTGCCTTAACAGTTTTACCGCCGTGCTTTGCTTTTGTACGCTCACTATACCCTTTAATCTCTGCATAGGGAGTTCCAGCGGGAAAGCTCTTAACGACCTTATCATTGGATTTCTCGCCCCAAGTACCATGAGTAATCACATAAATGTTACTGGACTTGGGCGTAGTGAAAATTTGACCATACGTAGCTTTGCTGAACGCATCATCAATTGTAGCGAATGAAGGAATACGTGTCTTGCGTGAGTCGAAGTCGGCTTTCTTGCCTTCTTTATCCTCAGGCTTGAAGCCTGAGTTCTTCTTCTCATCAAGATTGAGATTCCATGAATGAAATAAGTTTACCATAAGATTAGTTCCTGTACTCTATTTAGTTACCTAAAAGGGAGTGGAGGTAGTTTATATTCGTCAGAGTAGCTGCTGACGACTTCCCTTGAAGGTGCGGGAGTCTCCTTAGGAGGGCTCTTCTTAGGTTTTGAGGTGGATGCTTTTACACGCTCTTTCCGTTTAGTTTCCCATGTAAACGCCCACATAACCTCCTTGATAGACGCATAAGCATAAAATACCCCACTCCCTATAAGGAGAGGAATTATGACATGACTTAAGCTAACAAATGTCCAGGCAATAGCCTTAAAACCAAAAATAACTATATCTTCCATATTAGGTGAGCTTTATTGGAGCCTCACAGTATATAATAGTCGCCCTGGGGTCGTTCCTGGCTAAGTTAAGCCCTCTATTTAAGGCTTAATGAGTTTGTGTTCAAAATTACAGTGAGTATATCTGTCTATGTACAGGAGAGTGAGTTGTCAGCTTTTCCTGTTGAGTTTTGGAAAGTGTTTCTAAAGTATTGCTCCCCCTTTCTAAGTGATGAACGACAGACCCCTCAACCAAAATGTGCTTAACCTCAAACGCCTTCAATTGTTCTCCATACATTGTATCCGCGTGCCAAAACTCAGCACGCTCATCTATATCTCCGATGATATCGTAGATACGCATATTTTGGAATATACACCATCCTGCGATAGGTCTAAATCCGCTCGTAACTCCATAACCAGGACAAACGCCATTTACAAAGGGTACATCTCTGTGAATGGTTGGTTCCTTAGGGCATGCACTTAAAACACCTTGTTTTTTCATAGTCTTTATCAAGATAGAAGCCCACTCATTTTCAAAAAGTAAGTCGTTATTGCATAATGCTATGTACTCACACCCCTTAAACATAGCATGAGACCTACACATATTCATATACCAATTGTAGTTAAACGGTTCTTCTGTAGGGGGGTTGGTTACCGCAGCCCCTGTGTATTCAATACCAGAAACTCCTTCGCATACAAGCACTCTAAAGTTTATGTCTGGGTCACTAATTATACAACTATTGACGGCGTTTTGCGTCATCTGCCTCAGCTTAGGAGTAGACGCTAAACTTAAAAATATCACACCGACAGTCATTCTAAATCCAATCCTTAAGCTCTACTCCTAACTCCGTTATAATCTTAGTGTATAACTTACGCCTATGATGCATATAGGGAGCGTTAGGGAAAAATCTCTCATGCCATTCAACGTACATAACCTTAATTTGAGGTGGGAAGTCTTTTACAAGCTCCTCTAAAATATCAAACTCAGACCCTTCAACATCCATCTTAATATAAATCTCGTCATCCTTAGAAAACGTGTCTCGTATAAACTTAGGGAAGTCTATCATATCAACCTTAAATTCCCTTGAAGTGATTCCATCTCCCGCACCCTTAGATGTTTCACTATAAATTCCAGGGTGCCAATTATCGGATATTCTAGAGCCTTGAGAATCAGGAACGCCCGCTTCTTGGTAATTGCAGTACTCACCCATAAACGTTACTTTACCGTCTCGTGTACCTATAGCGCAATTATGAAAAACATGATGAAACTTCCAAGCCTTATCAATATGTTCTGCGGCTCTTCCAGAAGTAATAGGGTTTGCTTCAAAGCTGTGCACTCTCCAATCCTCATCAATACCTAAAATATCAATAAATTGCCTAAGACCTTGAAATTCATGAGCACCGCAGTCTAAAAATACTTTACTCACTACACTAAACCTCCCTCTGAAACTGTTGCGTCTAGTTGTAGTATTGTATCGTAATTCCTTTGTCTTAAAATATATCCCAGTTGTTCTGCCTTCCTCACGCACTCATCGACTACACCTGAGCTAGTAAGTTCATTAGCTTCGAATACAATCCAATTAGCTTTACATTGTGGGGAAGTTTGGCAGTACTGAAAGTAGTCGTTTAGTATTATCGTGTCATGCCCTTCCGCATCAACTTTTAAAAAACTTATACTCGTTATATCATACTTCTCTGCCAACATCTTAAATGTAATACATTTAACCGTATCAACTGTAAAAATATCAGCTATAGTACGCATATACGCAGGGTGGTTCTGCTCTTGGCTCATTTTTTGGTAGTCCCCAAAGGTCAAAGGGTGGGGATTATTTACACTGTTACACCCCGACGTCCAGCCTGGGAAACCATACTTCACAATGTTCTCAGGTGAAACAAACCAAATATCAATTTCTCCATCCCGATTGGAGACTGCGGCGTGTTCTTTAAACGAATTAGGCAGAACGGGCAAGTTATCCAAATAACGTTTAACGGGTTCTACGCTTAAAATACGTTTATTCTCTACCTCTCCGAATTTTTCAACAAAGAATCCCTTTTCTATCTGCGTTTCTGAATCAAAATCAGCGGTTCCTATTTCTACAATATCAAAATGCATTATACTAAATCTCCTGCTGAAACTTTGGAGGCTAATAGGGCGTCTAGGTCCTTAGCTCTATGCTTTCCCGTTTCACCTTTCATAGCATACCACCCTTTAGAGGGGGACTCTACCGCGCCACTCTTAAAAGCAGACACGGTCATACCATAATCATTAGTAAGCCCTTTATTGTACAGAAGCTCAAACTCACAGTTCTGGTAAGGTACAGTTACTTTGTTCTTAACGCATTTAACAGTACCTATAATACCTAAAGGATTCTTATGCTCATCAAACAAAACGTTAGACTTAGAAGAACAGGTTTCAATAGACACACCGCAATAATATAGAAGTGCTTTTCCGCCTCCTGCTTTAGTGCGAGGGTCTCCAAACATAACTCCAACCTTACTGCGTACTTGATTAATAATAAGCAGCGCAGCTTTATGCTTACGGAGGAGAGGGTTGATTCGCCTCAAGCATTGACCCGCAACCTTTGCTCTAAGGGCTCCCCCCATCTCGCTGTTCTTTCCAAACGTATCTTCCATCTCCTTACGGGTAGGAGAGACTCCAATAGAGTCGTACCCAATGACAATGGGGGTATCCTTATCAGTCTCTCTAATAGCCAGGATAGCCTTCTCAATCGCTTCAAAGCAATCCTCCATAGCTTCAGGCATGAGGTAGATAAGCTTCTCAGGGTCCACCCCAAGCGTCTTAGCGAACGCAGGGGAGTAGGCGTGCTCGTTGTCAATCATTACGGTGTAATAACCCTGCTTCTGAGCCCCAACGAACGCATGGGTAAGAAATACCGTTTTAGCGGTACTACTCTCACCGTAAATCTCTGTAATAGCACCGATGGGATACCCACCACTGTACTTGCCAGAGAGAATTTTGTTAAGGGGTAATGACCCCGAATCTATAAAACCATGTATTTGGTCTTCTTCTGAAAGCAGTGCTGCTCCGTCTAATCGTTTGCAAATATCTGTTAAAAAGCTCATACTATGTTATAGTTTATCAATTCTATTTTTTAGTAGTAGAGTGGTACTATTTAAACATTTATTCTTCCATGCTTGGTACTCGGGACTATCAGCAACTTGAGAAATACAATACCCTCTTTGCGCCAAGCACGCAACTCTTCCTACCTTATTACTAATACGTCTTACGAACTCAGCGTCCTCATGTCCATACACACCAGCCTTCTGCCAGAAGTATTCCTCTACTCCAAGCTTGGAACTCTTCCATAAAAGGCATGCGCCCCCAAGCTGTTGAGGTAAATCAAAAAGAATCCCGCTCTTATGAGTTCTACTTTCAAGTAAAGGTAGGTTCTCTACCATGACACCACATACCGCTATACTTTCTGTATTAGCTATAACTATGCACTGTGTAAGCCATTCGTAGGGGCAGATGACATCATTATCAATTATACCTACGTAATCATCATCACAAGATACTAACAAACGATTTAACTGCAAAGCTTTGCCTAGCCGCACCTCAGATTTAAAGTACTGAACTTCGGTGCAATATCCTTTGGGGGTGGTTATATAAGGAATAATATCGTCAAAACTCTCGTCCGAACAATCGTTTACTAGAAGAAGCCTAAAGTTATAACCTGCCCCCTCACATAAAGCGTCATACCACTCTAATGTTTTAAAGACGCGAGCTTTATCGCCTTTCCAGGCATATAAAGAGCAGAGTAAACTTACGGTAATCATTTTAGACGTGCTATGAGGGTACCCCCCCCTTTCTGCCGTCCAACCCAGAACCCCAATTATAAGAAAATTGATGCGCTAGATAATTAAGTTTTAGGTCTTCCCTAGAGTGTATTGTTTTAATACCCCACTCACTTTCAAGAATAGGAGCTATAACAGTATCCACTTCATCTGGGTCTTCGCCTATGAAACGTTTAAGACCTTGCCCGAAAAAATGGACTCCGAACCACGGCAACCATCCTAGATTATCCCATTGAGATACGTTCTTTGCCATTTCAAGTATCTCATCAACCCTATCAGCTATAATCGGGTGATTTTTCTCAAAGCCAAAAATAGAATTACATATGGTTTCTCCAGGAGCGTAGTGCAGCGGAACGAACCCTTTGTAGTTCTCTAATTTTAAATCCTCTATAGGGTTAATTATCTTGTAATCAACATCAATGTATATCCCCCCGTACTTCCACACCACATAATACCTCAACATGTCCGCTATTCTAATCCACTCCTTGTATTCCGTAAAAACATCTACCATAGCCTGCAAATCCTCAGGAAGCTCAGGTAAATTACTATCACTCCAAAAGTAATACTCGTAGTTTGGGTGTGAGTTACGAATAGCATTAGACCAAGCGGCTTCGTTTTGAGGCATTGGGTGTGGACCCACCCAAATTTGATGTATTATCTTCTCCATATTACCCTTTACGCAATAACACTTGATTATCTACATGATACATAAGCTCAAATCCATTATCTAAAAGATACGGTATAGACAACTTTCCTTTTCCATCCCACTCACCATTAAAGACATCGTCTATCAAAACAAAACAAGTAGCACTTAACTTGTCCCAGGCAGCTATAACCTCATTCAGTGAATGGTAATGACACGCTCTTTGATTTTCCTCATCCCCGCAGTAATCAAAACTGTCTAAAAATAACAAATCAATCCGCCCCTCGAACTTCTTCAAGAAATTCACAGAATCATCAAGATAGTAAGTAATAAACTCACTTTCTGGGACGATAGACTTGCCGTGAGCGATGTGGTCTTTGTTGATATCCACAACGTGAACTTTAGAGTCTGTACGCCTAGCATACCAATCCCAATTCACAGTACTCCACCCATCTCCTATTCTACCTTCTTCATTTGGCTTCCGAATACAACCCGCCTCTACGATTGTTATAGGGCGATTGTATGACTGTTCCAGTACGGTAAGTACTTTTAAAAAAGAGTTGTTCCTTCCCGTAGCAGGCTTTTCGCTTACAGGTAAGGAGGTGGCACTGGCCTCAAACTTATGGTTACAGTTAGGGCACGTAATAGTATCTTCAACCTTCTGGGGCTGTACGTCACGCAAAAACTCAGGTAATTCAACTGCATGTCTAAGGTAGTAATCCCTCATTAAACCTTTTAACTCTTCTACTTGCGATACCGTAACCTGAGTATTAATGCCCTCATAAAGGGTGGGGTTCTCCCACATAGCTATAGCGCTTTTGAAAAACTTGTCGAACATATGCACGGAGCAAATGCTTAAAGGTTCATTCCCAAAATCATCGCTGGCGTTCTTATGGTTTTCGAAATTATTACCGTCACCAATATGACCGCTTGTTTTGTGACCTGCGCGTTTATCTCCCCAAATATACCCATAACTTTCAAAGGGGCTTACATTTTCTATCAAAGCATCAGTCTTATCTAACCAACCCCCATCAACATGTTCTGCTCCAGAACGTCCCGTAGAAAACCCATACTGTTTCATATGCTTCATTCCTACTACGAAAGAAGCCTCCATGGAATTGCCCATAAGCCCAAGAAAGCTTTTACCTCCATCCTGACTCCAATAGGATACGTCAGGCTTCCACGCTACTACAGGAGCTTTACTCCAGTGAGACATGGCTTGAGTAATATGCCAGGGCATAAACAAATCATCATCATCCCAACAGATATAAATATCCCCCTCGGCATGTTCAAGCGATGCATTTCGAACACACCCTAAACTCTTGTAAGGAGTCCCATCAGATTTATGAGTCTGATTTACAACCTTAATGTCGGGGTGGGACATTAAGAACTCATCGAGAATTAAAGGTGTAGTTGCTGTGTTAAATATAACAAGTTGTTTATTAGGATAGTCTTGCGCCAAAAACATTGTTAAGGATTGTTTTACGATTTCAAATCGTCCGTATGTACACATAACGGCACATACACGCCGTTTACTCGGGTTATCGTCTAAAAAGCTCATATAATGTTATAGTTGTTGTATATTTAATAGTGTTCTCCTAAAACCTCAGAAATAAATTTAGGAGGGTGTTTCAACCCTATCTCTTCGTAAAGAATGAAATCCGATACCTCGCGTTTATCTTTCCATCCTCCTATACCGTGCCACACCCATCTCTTTGCTACTAATTGCATGCAGTCGATATTGTTAAACCTAACAGGGTTCCCTGTTATGACCGTATAGATACTATAATCCCTTTCATGGGGGTACGCTTTCCACTCCTGCCCTTGTTCATCAACGTATGCTATCATCCCCATCATTTTTACAGCAAAGACGAGGACATCATCCGAGTAAGTAGAGAGAACTTCCAGGCAATCGGGATACAGAACGTTGTCTGGGTTAAAATGAATAATGTATTCGCCTTTAGCCTTCTTTATTCCCCAGTCACGAAGGGAATGACCCCAATCATTATAACGCTTCTTAGTGCAGATAACTTCGACTGGAAACTCTTCTTTTGTAAGGAGAGGACCGTCATGAATACAAATTATCTCGAAGTCTTTACACGTTTGATTTAGAATGCTATTAACCCCCCGCAAAAAAGTATCATGGTCGATACTTCCCTGGTAATGGGGCATAATAATACTAAATCTAGGAGAGGTCACTCCCCACCCCTCAAGTAAGAATCCTTGTCAAGGGATTTCCTAGCAGTACTGCTAGTGGGCACTCGCATAATAACGTGAAACTGTAGGGCTGGGAGGGCGAATCCTAAAATAAAGGCTATAAAGCCGATACCCGCTACTATTATACTAACTGTTTCCATCGTCTGTACCTGCATCTTCTTGTTTATGTTTAAGCGTACCTTCTTTGGCCTTTATAATCTCATTATAAAGTTCAATTCTTCCGTATACATTTTTGTTGATATCAAAATGCTTATCGACTACCTTTTTAAGGTTCTGGCCCATCTCACGTGTATGTTTAGGGTCCTTAATACATTTGGTAAGGTACCTAACCCAGTCCTTTTTAGGGTTATCGGAATCAATAAGATACCCTGTATGACCATTAAAGATAGTCTCGTCATAGCACCCTACATTAGAAGCTACGAGAGGTACGCCATACCTACCACACTCAGCAACCTTAATTTCAGATTTTGAGTCATTGAAGTTATTCATTTGAAGGGGGGCTATAGCGATATCAATGTTAGTGTACATCTTACCATAATTCTCAGCAGGTAGGGCTCCATACACTTGAAAATTGTGATGTCTAATACCATGACTCAACATATTTTGATAATTATCCCACACATCTTGTTGCCAGTCAGGCTCAGGCTTACCCGTCTCCTTATTGACAGGCATAGGAGGACGACCATACCAACCCCAATGTACATTCTCAGGACCTGCTCTAGCGTTTACAGCCATTGCTACTCCAGGGAACTCCTTAACATCCTCTTCATGGTGAATACCTCCAACCCATCCTATCCTAGTTAGCTTCTTTCTAGGCGGGGGTAACTTAAGTTCATTCCATGCAGGCAGGTTAAAGTCGATTGCGTTTTTAATAATAACCAAAGCACGACCAACATGCTCAGCTATCCTTTCCGCAAACTTTCTCTGGGTAACTGATACAATATCTACCATACCATAAATTCGCTTAGTTAGGTCTGCGAGTTTATTATCTTTATAAGCGCCAAACAACCTATGACCTTCATACAAATCAGTAAGCAAGTCATCATTATCGTAATGCGTTAACTTACCTGCAAGCGCTGCGCGGTGCATCAACTCCAAAGTGTAATTACCTCCGAAGTTATGAATGTTCTGATGGAAAACTACGTCTGCCCATTCAATATTTTCAGGAGTCCAATCCTTTAAAATAACAGGCTTACCATCTTGGTTAGCTTGCATAGCTTCTTTATCCCATCCTAGAGGGTTCATATCCATACGGACTTCAACCTCATCAGAGTGCAACTCCTGCAATTTATTACAAGGGAGGATGACACGATAATACGCGCATCCTCCCTCGTTTGCAGGACAAGCTAAAATCTTCAACTTGTCTTTTTTCATATTTTTAGTCTACTTTAAGGCTTTTAAGGTTGGATAGAAAATCAGTGTCGTCATCATCCTTGGACTCAGGAGTCCCCTTTCCACTTGGACCACCAGCCACAAGAGTCTCTAGTTCCATTGCCATCGTCTTAAGGTCATCATACTCAGCAACCTTTACAAGGCCATGAATATCATGAAGCTCATCCATCCATTCTGAAGCCTCTTTTTTAGTACCTGCTTGGCTCTGTTTAGGTTTAGGCCCAGACTTGTCGTAATTAGGCCACTGCCCTTGAGTATCTTTCACGACCTTGAAATCCCAGCCTTCTTCCAAGCTAGTAATATCACCATAATCCTCATCAAAGAAGCAATCGAGAATCTTACCGAAGAGCTTCATACCCATGGAAAGAATCTTTACACTACCGTCTCGGCGGTCTACAACATTTGTGTAATAACGTTTGCGGGGCTTAATCTGACGAGCGAGGTCTTGAGCCTCATCCTTCATCGGACCTTCCACCTTCCACAATCGAAAATACAAATCACATACAGGGCAGTCGCCGCCTTTTACTCGGGGGCAGTGATGATTTTTATCGTTGATACGGTGAATTGCCGTCTCAGCGTAGAATTCAGAACCCTCTTCTTTAGGAGGGAGAACACGAATAACCGAAGTACCTTCTTCCATCATGAAGAATTTCTTAAGGAAATCATCGTTACCGCCACCACTTTGGGCTTTCTGAATTTGTTCGTACTTTTTACGTAGCTCGTCTAAGTTTACCATTGTTTTTTTATTGTTGAAATTAGTTTTGAATAGATATCACAAGCCAGAGTGGCGTGCGTTTTCCCTTCATTCTGTTATAGTCTAACTGGTGTAATTATCCCCAATTAATTTGGATTCTGCTCGTTTATTAGCAGATATTTGGACTAGCATATCCTTCTGATGGTCAAGGGAGTTAAGGATGTTTTTCGCTAAGTAATACTTGTGCGATGCTTCTTGGTAGGCAAGCTGTGCTTTGGCTACTGATTCGCAGGTAATAACGTAGGAGTCTAAAGCCCTGTCGGTAGCTTTCTTACCCTCCCCTATAAACTCTTGGCGTCTTTCCTCTTTAACCCTAGCCTCTTCACGGTCACGCTTAAACCCAAAGTTCTCCATCTCCCGTTTGGCGTAAGCAAGAACCGCGCCAAAAAATGCATATACTCCTGTATGAGTAAGAAGTGCCTGCTCTACGCTATGCTCATTGATATTGAGATACTTTTTAGTTATATCCAAATACGAAGTTTCGAGGCTGTGATACGTGGTTTGAATATCATTCATGAGGACTAAAAATAAAGGTGAATAGTTCAGGGTTTAACCCTGCAAATTGCTGTATCATATTTGAAGTTACAGTTGTTAAGTACTCATTACCTAGTGTAGGCATCTCATCATCATCTCCTAGCCCATAACAATCAAAACCTATATGGCAAATTTCATGAAGTAGAGTTCCTTTGTAATCTTCAGGGCATTGATTGGGGTCAATCGTAAGAAGGCATTTAGGGAAATCAACACAACCATAAAGGTTATCCTTAAGAAGACCTTGTTGCTTAATAGTAAATGTTTTGATGCCAGTATAAACAACCATAGGATGTTCTAGCTTAGGGAATTTAGGTGTCATTTGATGTGGTTTGGGTTATTACTAGTCTAGTATAATCAATAGCGATGGGGGTAATGAATCTTGCCCGACCATTACGAGACTTCATAAGGTAGAGTCTAGCTAGACCCTCATCGAATTCCTGTTCGGTTTGGTTAATTGAAAAGACTAAATCGCAAACTCGGATTTTTCCATACGAATCAGCAAGCTCCGAGTCTGTAATAATGCTGACCTTTTTACCTTCTCGATTCGTTTGGGTTGCAGTCCAAACAAGACATTCGTACTCACTAGCACACCCACGAAGTTCTTGTGCGAGGCGTTCTTGCCCTGCGTACTCCGCCATGTCTTTCTCCGTCTTCATCAACTCAAGGTAATCCATTACAATTACATCAGGAGTAAAATCTTCATAGTTCTTTAACTGGTTGAGGTAAGCTCGTAGTCCAGTAACAGAAAGCCTCTTGCAGGGAAACTCTTTAATAACAAGACGACCTCGTTCCTCCCACTGCTTTGAAATAGTATCCAACCGTTCTTCAATGTCGTCTACACGATTCGCCAATTCCTTTTGCTGAATTCTCGTAAAGATACTATCCAATCTTTGAGCAACTCTATCCTCTGCCATTTCAAGAGAGATGTACAGAACATTATGCCCATCCAATACAGAACGGGCAGCTTGATTTGCCAAGAACAAGGACTTACCTACCCCTGGGGGGGCTACAACCATAGCCATCTCTTTATGTGCAAGACCGCCCTCAAGAGCCTCGTTAATACTCTCGAAAGGGGTACGGAACTTAGGAACGATAGCGGCATTATTTAGACGCTCCCACCTTTCTTTAACATCGGTAAAGTAATCGGTTCCTAGGTCAACGTTTCTATTAACAGAAAACGCATTCCTAACCTCCTCTTCAATAGCTCCAAAATTCTTTTTCTTTAGGTGGTCAACGGATTTAAGAATAGCATCCTTAACAGCCTGCTCCTTAGCAAACTCCTCTACCTTATCAAGATAGAACTCCTGGTTATCAATAGATTTTTCATCAAGCCCATTAATAGCCCCTAACTCGTCTCGGTAATCTCCGAATAACTCATTAGAGGTTAAAGTAGACTTGGTTTCTTCTAGAAGCTGGTCGTCCGTTGGGAGCTTCTTGTATTGTAGGAAGAAATTGGTGATGACGGTATACATCTTTTGGTGGGACGGGAACTCGAAGTACTCGTCCTTGACCATTGGCATAATCTGCAAGAGGAAAGCCTCGTCAGATTTTGCCAGATAAATGATACCCCTTTGAATTGAATCTTGAAATTTGTAAGCCACGACCTATTATAGTCCCGTCATGTTAATTCCTGACCCCGTACTGCCAAAACCCCCAGAACCCCTAAAAGTCTCTTCCTCTATAAACTCAGCGGCCGTCACCTCTTGAAGGATTGCGGTAGGCAGTTTAGATAGCACTAGCTGAGCTATACGTTCGCCAGCCTTTACTGTAGTATTAGGGGGGGAAATACACGAAAGGGCAATCTTTACCTCACCACGATAATCCGAATCTATGGTGCCTGGAGAGTTAGGTATAACACACCCACGCTTACACATAGAGCTTCGTAACCGTAACTGACCTTCGTACCCTTTAGGGATAATGATATGAATACCAGTACCTAGTATTTTTGTGGTACCCGTAGGTATGACAGCATCCTCAGTTATAGCTAAATCGAACCCAGCGGACCCCTCTGTATGAAACTTAGGAGTAGGATTCTTAGACGTGTTTAAGATTTTTATAAATATCATTAGTCTTCTATTATAGTACTTTTTCGAGCCTTTTCAACACCTTCAACTTCTTTGCCTACTGATTTTTTAGACACCTCGGCACGGGCTTTAGCTTCTGTATCACTTACGCGATTAAAACCCATATCTTTAGCCCCTTGCTCATCTAGAGTGTACCCTGCATAGGGTCTTTGAGAGTTATAGTCAGAATGTTCTTCCTCCCCCCCTAAAATGCTATTTTTGGCAGCGGCAATTTCTTTCCTCATCCATTCATGCTCCGCATCAGCGCGGTAGGACCTAGTTTGGAACAAGTAACCCCCCTTAACTGAGACATTGGCTACTCCCAAGGAGTAATCTCTTTCAGACCACCCCTTACACTCACCCTCACCGCATGGAAATCTAATATTACCGCTCTCAGAACGCCCAAACTCTTTTTCAATATCAGCGTAATCAGTAAAGGAAATAATTAATTCGGTAGCAGTACGACAGTTTAAACAAATATGGTTATAAATAGGCATTATAGTTTTTTAACCTTTGAGATGTGGTTCTCCTTAGTAACTTCTAAGATATCCGACCAGTCTTCTATAAGAGACGTCAAATTATCGTTATGAGTTATAATAAATAATCTTTTAGTTAAGGTTATTTGTTGTATTAACTCATACAACCCTTTTATACCCTCCTCATCTAGCGAGTCAGCGATTTCGTCAAAGAATACGACATTGGACCTTTCCTTTCCTGTAAGGAGAAGGAGGTCGTTTAGAGCCAGCATGACGGAAAGGGATAGTTTCTTCTTTTCTCCCCCAGACAACGTACTGAAATAAGAAGTCTTCTTTTTATTGAGGATAGTTTCTTGTAGCAGGTCATCAAATTCTATGGAGAAATTACCTTGAGTTAGAAACCCAAGATAGTAATTAGAACGCTCATTGAAGAATGAAAGGATATTACGGATAACATACTTAACTAAACCTTGTTCTGAGAATGCAGTCTCCCAGAACCTCATAAGGTCGTACTGCTTTTGAGCAGTAGACATATCCTCTATATGCTCTTTACATATCTGCTTCTGAGTCTTGAGTTGACCTTTTAATATTTCAATTTCCGCTTCAAAAGATTTAACCTTTTCGATAAGGTCGAAATCCTCAAGCTGGATAGGAAGTTTGACTTCTGACAACTCCTTCCTTATCTTATGAACAAAGGGTAATATGTCCTCCATATCCTCGCCTGATTGCTTAGCGATTTTTTTATCTTCTTGTAACATTTCCCAGATATGGAAAGATACTTTATCACAATGTTCGCATTTACCGTTCTCGTATTTTTCAATACGCGCTAAGGCACGTTCCGCAATACCACGAACCTCATTTTTCTTGGAAAGTAGACGGTTATACTCTACCTCTAAATCATGGTTCTTGCGCTCTATCTCTTGTATCTCTGAAATGGTATGGCTTTTAACAAAAGCAAGCTTTTCGGGGGTAAGGGATTTATCAGCCTCCTTACACATCTTCGTAAGGTCATTTTTACGGTCACGTATAACACCCAATTTAAAGTTAGCATCATCAACTAAGGTGCTGTATACTTTCTTATCGTTATTGTTCTTTGATTTTATCGCCTTAATGTGTTGCCTCTGCTTAAACAACTCAGAGACGCTTAGAAAGTTCTGGATGATGGTTCTCTTCTCTTCCGCGCTTGCGGTGAGGAAGTTGGTGGAGTTCCCTTGACCGAAAACTATCGAGGCTAAAAATACGGACGAATTCGTATTAAGGATACTCTCTAGATATTTTTGAGTTTGACTAACCCCCTCTTTGGTGCAGTTCTCGCCGTCAACCATTACTTTAAGCATGGGAGGCTTTTTAGTCCTCTCAATAACCACGTTATCGTTAACTCGTATGGTTACTCTGCATTTACCTTTCGTATTAAGATTGCCGAGGCTCTTTTCCGTAGTCTTCCTGATAGTCTTTCCGAATAAAGCAAATGCAACAGCCTCAATAATGCTACTCTTCCCAGCACCATTTGAAGACTTTGGCTTGGTATCGTTATTAACTCCAACTACACGGACAAGCTCCGAGAAATCCTCGAAGTCTACCTCTGCTTCTTCAATAGATAAGAAGTTTTCTATTTTTATTGTATTAAGTTTCATATTCTCGTATCTCCTCTAAAGCATCTAGTAACTCAGCCTTGGAGAAAATAGTGTTTGCATTATCAATGTATTCGTGGATAATATTATCGTCAACCGTCAACAGCGAATCGTAATCTATATGTGATACTTCATACTTCGGAAGTACATCATCAAAGACAATTTCCAAGTGATTTACTTTATGTTTCTTTAGTAGAATTTCTGTTAACTCTTTTTCACTAGCAGCGTCAAGAGTATCTAATTTAACTCGTAAAATAGTAAAGAACGAGTCGAAGCGGTAACGTTGTGAGTCAGCTTCAATAGAATGCAGCGTAGAGGTGACGTGTCGAATACCGAAATCAATAGGTTTACGGATAACTTCCACCTCCCCATTTCGAATAATTAGTTCGTGTATGTACTTCTGTGCATTAGCCTCCCCGAAGGAGGTTGAATACTGTGTCCCAAGCACATAGACATTTTTACCGTAAATCTTTGGTTTGTGTATATGACCTAGGAAAACCAAACGTTTCTTACCGAAATGAGACCTTTTAATATAAGACTCATACTCGTAAGAACCATTAGCAACACAACCGTCAAACCCGAAGTGGCCGAAGACATGATTAGTACTGGCTTTAAGGTCCCGCACTATGAGTCGCTCGTCCTCGTAATGAGGTATGAAATCGAAATCTACGGTATCAAGACGAACGGTTGTAGTTTCTGAAAATACAGTTGCAATATCAGAAAACAAGGATAAAGTAGTTTTCGTAGAACCGTCTTTAGCTATGGTGTCGTGATTACCACGGTTAATGTATATTTTTTTAGTATGAAGACCTTCTAGTAACTGTCTAAAAGCTAATAATTCAGCACCTTTTGGATTCCTTCTATGGAAGATATCGCCATTGATTATAACTGAGTCTGGGGGTTTCCTGTTTACGAGCTTCGTAAGGGTGGAAATCTGAGACTCTAGATATCCAGGCATGTAGTCTGACCTTAAGTGCAGGTCAGTTAAAAGAACTGTTCTATGCATCTTGGAAGAATGATTGAATTTTCGGGGCATTAAGTAATTTACCTTTGGGGCTAAACTCAGCCTCCATTAAGTGTCCGAAGGACGTACCAACCTCAACATCTACTTCAAAGGGTACTACGAAATCAATTCCGTACATCCCCTTAAAATCATCAGTCATAGGTAAGACCACTTTGAGTAGCGTAGCTACTTTCTCTATATCCTTTTTATCGCATTGTACCTCTACTGAGTCGTGTACTGTTGCTAAGATATCAAAATCTAAGCCCGTAGCTGCTCTGTACTTGTGTAATCTGCGGATAGAATGAAGCATAAGGTCCGAGGCAGAACTTTGAATGACGAAGTTCATACCTTGCCGAAGGGCGCGATATTGGTATTTCTTAAGGGGGCTCTTAATATTAGGTAGGTGCCTACGTCTGCCAAAAATACTAACCGCGTAAGAGTTTTCCTTAATGAACTTGTGAATACTAGTAATCCATTTGAAAACCTTAGGGAATGAGTCCTGATAAGCTTTAAAAATACCCTTGCAATAGCCTACACTCTTACCTATCTGCTGAGAGAGCTTGTTAGGACCCCCTCCATACACGATAAGGAAGCTAACGGACTTTGCAATCTGACGCTCCTCCTTGGTCACATCATCGGCATTCTTTCCAAACACCAAAGATGCTGTAAACCTGTGCAGGTCTTTTCCTGAATTGAATGCTTGGATGAGAGCTTTATCTCCGCAGCATTGTGCAAGTACCCGAAGCTCCGCTTGAGAGAAGTCTGCGGCGAGAAATGCCTTCCCTGGGTCGGCTACCATAAGTTTACGGATATTAACAGCATCCCCCTCAACATCTCTTGGCAGTGTATGGAAAGATACTCCCTTCTTTTTACCGCTTACATTGTAAGTGGAGCAAGACAGTCTTCCCGTAACCACAGTGGCGAAGTTATACTGCGAGTAGATTCTACCATCCTCATTATACTCAATAGCTTTCTCTACACCTTTAACGTAAGTTCTATGCTGTTTAGTACGGTACTTATATTTTAGAAGAGTTTGAATAAACTCCTTTGCTTTTTTGTTGGTAGTAGCCGCTAAAACCTCGGATAAATGCTCGTCACTAATCTGAGGCATCCTAGTCTTCTCAGAGAACATACTAGGAGTTAAATCAAACCCATCGGATGTAAACAATAATGACCCCATCTCTGGTATAGAGTTAGGGTTTACTTCCCCTACGGGAGATAGCTCTTGAATCTTGGCTTTAAGGTCCTCTAACTCAGTAATAAGGGTATCATCTAGAACTTTAAGATAATCAGTATCTACCTTAATACCAAAGTTCTCAACCATGCTTAAGATAACAAGGATGTCCTTTAGAAGATTATCATAAACTTTATGAACCTCCTTCTCCTTCATCTGCTGTTTAAGCACATGATAAGCCCTGAGCGTAAAATCGCAATCCATGGCGTTACCAAACGCCAAATCATCTAAGGGCATGTTAGCCCAAAAATCTGGGTCTTTCTTAGCTTGTTTGGCTACTGTTAGCATTGCGTAGGTTTTCGAGGTATAAGGTAAATTCTAGGAGGGTGAATACTTTACACTTTGTATCTCTGCATGATTCTCGGAGCCAATTAATCGCCCCGTCACGAAAGCCGTCGCCGTGTGTTATTATAATAGTCTCTGCCTCATCTACTTTTTGAGTGAAATTCATCATTAAGTATGGAAGCTTCTCGTCAACGCTTCCTGCTGACTGCTGATACTTACATTCAATGCGTATATCGCGTCCCTGGTACCGCAAAAGAAACTCACTTCTACATTTAGTACCGTAAATGCTCTCGTAAGGTGCGTTCTTTAGTAGAACATTATCAGTAGTAAGCCGCTCCTCTTCTTTAGGCCATTTACGGCTAGGGATTTCTAGAGCTTGAGTTATAGCATCTTCAATTATATCTTCGAACTTTGCACCGTTCGTAGCAGCTTTTCGGCCTTGGGGGTCAATTTTCATAATCATTTTAAAACTCTTCAAGTTCCCTAGGCCAATGTTCCTTTACTATATCCATAAGACCGTGAGGTTTATTCTCATCTACGAGAGAGTGCATGATTTGAGTGTCATGTATGTTGTTAAAGGTAGGAACTCCCCAGTTTTTAAGGAACTTTAAATCAAACTTGCAGTTATGAAAGATTTTACCGATGGAGGGGTCCTTCAAAAGCAGCGTAAAGCTGTCACGGACACGTGAGATATCATCATCAGAAAGTTCGGACTCTCTATGATAAATTGGGATAACGAAGGCTTCTCTATCTCCAGTAGCAAGACCAATGGATGTAATCTTATCTTTTTTGTAGTCCAGCCCTGTAGTTTCAATATCAATTGAAACGATATCCTTAGTACAGGCGTGCTTCATAGCTTTAAGCGCGGAGTCAACATCGTTGTGAAGATTATAAGTCGAGTTGGCTAGTTTATTTTTACCTAGAATAAACTTATCATAAGCGTTATCTATATCCTGTATAAAGAGAGTCCTAAGTTTAGGCTCTGAGTAAATAGAGAATGGGTGGTAAAGAGGCACTACAGGAACACTCTTACCATCCACATCAATCCAAAACTCCTTACCTCTCTTAGTGCCAATACCAGACTTCCTCAAAAGAGTCTTCATGGCTAGATTTCCTAGTACGAAGATAAGGTCTGGGTCAGCGGTCTTGATGTTGTCTTCTAGGAGGGGGCGATTCTCATGAATCATTGCAGTAGTCGCATCTTTCTCAGAAACCCCTAGGGATTTGATAGCGGCAACAAACTGATACTCGTCCCGTTTTAGTTTAGTCTTTTCAAGTAGTTGGGTTAAGACCCCAAATTCGTTGTCTTTAAATGAAAAAACTTGACCTCGCTGATTAACACAAGAGTCGTGAATGAGCATAATATGCTCTGAACCCACCGTATCAAGGTGAGCATTCTCAGTTTTTTCAAAACTTTCTAGTAGTTCGTCTATATTCATCGTCTATAACAGGTTATGGTGAAGAAAAAAAATCATTACCTCGACAATAAAAGATTCGAAGAGATTATTAAGCTCTATTTAGTGGACCCTGAGGAGCACGAAACTGAACTAGTAATGTTGCTTGATATACTTATTACAAACATTTTAAAGTCTTTTAAGTTTAAGGTAGACCCTGACGATGCTAAGCAAGAATGCTTCATGCTGGTATTCAAGACATTAAAGAACTTTAAGTCTGGAAATGGTTCAGCTTTCAACTACTTCACGACAGTTATTGTAAACAACCTAAAGTTGATATACACTAAGGATAAAAAGTACCACAAGAAGCTTCAAGATTATAAGGACGCCATCCTAGGCCCAAACCTAAACGCTACGCGGGAATACGAGGACCCTTACGCACCTTCTTCTTTTTCTTCTTCTTCGGTCTAGGGTTAAAGAAGCTATGCACTCTAGGGTACTCAACGTAGACTTTAATATCTCCGTTAATAACCTCTACTACAGTAGGTGCGCTAGAAATAGAGAAAGCAGCAAACGCGTGGGGTAGTTCCCAGCTAGAGATAAGGTAACACACCTCGTCCCCCTCTTTAGAAGCCCACGCCTCAGCCTCCTTTATCACCTTATTAGACCATTTATCCCAGTCGGAATAATACAATAAGGTGTAACTACTACTCTTCTTATTCTTTAAAAGGGAATTAAGAACCTTTTCGTCTTTAGCTGTTAGACTTTTCAATACTCGCATCGAGTTCGCTCAGGTTAGGGACTTCTAAAACAACTTCGGAGTCAACAGGCTGTACGCCAGCAGTTTCCAGTACTTCGGCTTTCTCTTCTTCGGACATGCCCTCGATAGCCTTATTAACATCATCCATAAAGCTATTAAGCCCACGGAACATCATAACTTTAGCGAACTCGCCATCGGACATTTTAGAATCCTTCCCAATTACCGCGCCTTTTACTGCGTTCCATTGAGATGATTCTGCTTGAGTTAGTTTCATGTAAATCTTCATACGTCTTCCTTCATTACGGATTTTAAAAACCCAATCATTAGTTTTTAGGTTTATTTTGGTTTTTTCGACTTTCATAGAATATGTCCAATTTAAGAAATATCTTAGGGAATGGGGAATTCGGCAAAAAGCCGAGGGTTAATAGTAAGAGAAAGGGTGCTAACTTCGAAAGAAAAATGGCTCAAATGTTTAATGAGCGGTTTAAAACTACCGAGTTTAACAGGACCCCTGGTTCGGGAGCATTTGGGTCAACCCATCAACTCCCACAACATCTTATAGTCCATGGAGACCTAATAACGCCACAAAATTTCAAATATACTATCGAATGTAAGAGTGGCTATACGCTAGAGCTTGATGACCTGTTCAAACCTACCAGTAACTTCTTCAAGTTTATTGAACAAGCCAAAGGGGATGCTCAAAGATGCTCTAGGGAGTGGATGCTTATCTACAAGAAGGACAGGCGTAAAGAGCTTGTCGTCGTAGACGGTCCCTTAGCGTGTCTAACGCACTTCGTTGTTGTAGGCGACAACTATTACGTGTATCTCCTTAAAGACGTTCTAGCGCTGCCTGAAGCCTTCTGGTTCAACTAAAGACTCTACCCGCATCGTAATCCACTACCTTAGCGTCAATAGTCTCTCCTTGCTCTTTAGCGAGGAGACGAATGAGGGCTAACGCTTTGAGAGCTTTACTTTTACCAGGGAAACCACCCTCAAACTCCTCACCCTCATGTTTGACTTTTAAACAGAAAGGGAATAGGGTAGTAATAAGCTTATCTCCAACCTGTTGAGGGTCCCCCACCTCCATAGGAGGGAGTTGCTGTAGGATGCGGGAAAGAGGAGAGCCTGTAAGAGACTCTTCTTCTTGACTTTCTGGGTTTTCTCCCATAGCATCTTCAACGGACTCTCTTTGAGTACCTAAGAAGGAAGGTAAGGAAGGGTTAGTGTCTTTAGGGGTAGGTAAATTATGAGTCGTTGCAACCGCCTCTCTTCCTGCAGTAGTGAGTTTAGCTTCCCCTTGAAGTTTACGGCCTCCAGTCATCGTCTTCTTGGCAGTTACTCTCGTATCCGCAATAGTATTACCCTGGGCGTCATGAATTTGAGAACTGCTCGTAGTAAGGGAAGCTGTCCCTTTACCTTTAAAGAGGCGTTTTGCTAATTCACTGTACGTACCGTGATTAGTGCTAAGCGTAAGCTTTCCTGGAGAGCCTCTGTACATAACCTCATTATCAAAAGTGCCCGCCGAAAATACAAAATCATTATACGCAGCGGCTCGGGCATATTCAGGATTTGCCTGAGCCATTTGCATTCGTTTAAGCTGCCATAACTTTAAAGCGGCAAACTTCGCGCCTGAGGAACCTTCCTTTAGCTTAGCCTTAATACTTTTTAATTCCGCTTTATAAGCCGCGTCAGCTATACGACCTGCGGCAACGCCAGTTCCAGGCGCATGAGGAGGAGGATACTTCTCCAGTTCTGATAAGTAAGATTGAAGATTCCCTAGATTAGGAGCACTTAGATTTCCAATCTTAGCTTCAATGTTCTCTCGCATTACACGGTCAGTCTCTACCGCCTGAACACAACTCTTCGCCTCATCTTCTGTCATATCTCCATCCTCAACGGCCCTATCTAAAAAAGAGGTGTGTAACCTATCAGACGTTAACCTGTAACGGCGTGCTAAAGCAATCTGTTCGGTAGTGGCCTTGCCTGCCGTAGGGATAGAAGCATAAGCCTTATTTAAAGAGCTAGAACCTATTACCGTGTCACCGTCCAACGCTCGATAGTTTTTAACCGATAAACTCAATTTCCAGTTACCGTTTGCATCTTTAAACGCAGCGCCTCTAAAAGGTTGATTCATTTTTTTAACAGCGTCGGACGTAAGAATAATATCTACATCAGATTTGTACCCCATTTCACTAGCTTGAGAAGGTCGGCAGACAGCCATAACACCATCTTTAGAGATACCCGCCTGCGCGAAGAACAACTCTACCTGCATAGCGGATTCTAGCATAGCCTGTCGGACTTGCTCCTCAGGACCTATGCCAAGGGTATCCAGCCTTTTAAAGTATTCAAGTTGGTCGAACTCATCGCTCAATAAAGCAGCCTCTAGGTACTCCGCGTCTGCGGTCGATAAATCGTGAGCGGAAGATAAACGCTGGTTTAGACTCTTAACTGCTTCCCGCATTTGCTCTTTATCCCCCGTCATAAGAGCAATTTTAAGCTCTACAACATCTTCAGTAAGCTTACCAACCCAATCATTTTTTCCTGATGATGTAGATTTACCTACAGCAGCAGGATATGCTTCTAAAGCTTCAGCGTCGGATATAGTTTCTGGCAGTACTCCTGAAGGCAGTAAACGTACACCTCGTAAACCCTCAAGGCTCTCATTTAAACCCGTACCAAACGTAGTGCCATAGGTATTATGGTCCTCAAGCGCAAGTTCTTGCAAGGCGTCGAAAAGTTCGGCATCAGCATTTAACCTACCAAAGAACACTCCTTTTGTACCTTTGGAGCCCCTAATAGTAGTAATTCTAAGGGCTTGCCTCTCCTCCGTTGTAAGCTTACCATCGGGCATTATTCTGTGAAAGGAACCGTCTGCTAATTTTACAGTTTCTACTTTTTCAAGAGCCGTAACTAAAGACACGACACATAAAAGAGCTTGCTGCTTAGCCTTATTAGCCATTTCACGTCTAGCTCCGCCCATAATAGAAGCCAACGCTCTACCTATCCTAGTATTTTTGCGAGGAGTATTGACAGTCTTCTCTAGCTTCTTTACAGTCTCTTTCGCAGCGCCCTCGCTCATACCTCTTTCGTCTACAAAGAATTCTTCTACAAGTTTACGTTGCTCGGGGGAGAACTGTACACCTCCCTCCGCACTACCAATCACACCAGTACCGTCACGGTTAATAAGGTCAGGCTGCGTAGGAGCCTTATCCCCCTCTCCTGCGGGAGCCTTATCCTCCTCTTCTGCGGGAGCCCACGCATTCAAAAGTTTTCGTGCCCATGACCCTGAATGGCTAAGTTTCGGCCACTCATTTTGCCAGCCTGCGTTATCAAGACTTTTATTACCTACATTAGACCCTGAGATGGTTACTTTCCCATCTTTTAAAACCATACTAATGTTTTTCTTCTTACCCTTACTGTATTGAAGTTGACCGCTAAGAGCGGCTTTAAAAGTCGCTTCAATTTCCCCCACAGCCGCTTGCTGCTCAGGCGTAGGGTCAAACGCTTCATTTAAAGTAGACGGAGTCCATGTCCTCTTCCGAAGTCCGCTGTAGGAAGAGAGTAGCTCAGTAAAAACGCTTGTAGTCATGTAAAAAAAAAGGTGGCTCCTAATATATTTAGGAGCCACCTCAGATATAATCTAATTATAAATTAGGTCAAGGGAGCGAGAATATCTTCGAACACATTATCACCATTCTTGAAGTACCCAACCATGTCGTACCTTAGGGTACACTCAATGGAATGGAATTCGTTAGAAGAGTAATTAAACTCAGCAAGCCTAAAGTTCTTAGGGTAACAGCCATATAAGCGTGCAACCCATTGAGGTTTACGAGTGTTGTCTAGAAGAACAACATCTACGGTACGCTTAAAGCCTCCTCCACCTTGGATAAGCTGCCCTGCGATGTTTGATGCAACGCTAGTTGAGTGGGTACCCGTAATTGGGTCATACGTAGTACGCATCCAATTGAAAAGTGCTTTAGCCGCATCACCTTTAAGAAGGTTGTCAAAAGTAACAACCGTCTCTTCAGTGGACGGACGCCCAGGATAGTAAAACTTGTCGTTAACACGGTCAACCATAATATCTTCAACGCTGTAGCCAATTTGGCCTACTTGCTTCGCAGCAAGAGTTAAAACGTTGTCAGGGTCGGTTAGACCAGTGTTTGCAAGAATACTTCCTACAACGCCTCCAATCCCATTAATGCGGATTAGCCAGCTATATGTACGATATGAATCGTACCGATGAAATAGTTCCGTGCCAGCAGTAAAGCCAGCTACGTCTAAGACTCGGCCTGTTTCGCCAAAAAAGTCTGATAAGTCTACATTAACCATAGTATTTGTTATTCTCCTATTTTATATAGCTTTCAAGCTATGAGGGTAAGTTAAGCCCCAGGGTTGCGCTTGTAAGGTTAAGCTCGAAAACGATAACTTCCGCCGCTTTAGTGGGCTGAAGAATTACTTTACACCATAACTCGCTTCTGTCGATGCGGATTGGAGTGTTGGTAGTGCCGTCACAGATAACCTTGAAATCTATCACACCTCGACGGCTCTTAATGTCAGCCATCATAGGTTCAACAGCGTTGACGATACGCTTCCAAGTTGCTGCGTCGTTAGGCTCGAAAACGAACTGTCGCGTGGATGCAATAAGCATCTTACGAATGACAATCATCAAGCGACGAACATTAATTCGGTCAAGCGCAGTTGCCGTTCTTTGAGTAGTGCGTTGACCCCACAGAACAATACCTTCAGTGGCAAACTTCTGTACAGGGTTAATGATATTTCCAGGACCGTAGAGAGCATCTCGGTCCCCTTGGGTTAGAACCATCTCCACATCAACAGGCTTCGTCAAACGACCTCGCACAAGACCCGCAGGAGCGAACCAAGCATCAAAATTGTTATCAGTAAAGGCCATCTGTCGAATCGCAAAGATATCGGGGGAGACGTACTCATCCACTTGCGTAAAGGTATTAAATAACTTCACCCAAGGCCAGTACACGCAGGCATAAGAACTATTAAGCGCGGCAGTTCGACCTTCCGCAGTTCCATTTGACCATGCAATAGCATTTTGGGGGGAAGTAACCCCTAATGGAGGGTTAGTTACAAACAGGAACTCTTGGGAATCCGCTGCAATAGAAATTGCGTTATTGACAATATTCTGTTCAGTACACCCAGGAATCGCTAAGATAGAGACATCAATGTCTTCCTTAAGAAAAGAGTAAATACCGTTAGCTTGGGCTGCATCTCCAATGACCGCAGCTTTTACATCTGGGTCAGCGAATGACATTCCAGCCGAAAGGTCACCGTTAATACCACTAGCATAATCGTAGGTACCATCAACTAACTTTCCGTATTTAATATCGGTTGCATCGAATTCACTAGTAACTGTATCTCCTGAAGCAGTAAAGATAGTAACCTTACCACCTCCGAAGCCCTCTCCCCAAGAAGTAGGTAATGTCCATAGCACGTCATCTCTACTCGAAAGGTCTACTGCAAATTCACCAATCATCAAATCAGATGTCTTGTTAGATTCATCAGCCGTACCGTTAAGAACGGCAGAAGGAGAAAGGTCAATCCCATTAGCATTATAAACACACTCAACTTCGACCCCTTGCTCGGTACCCCCTCCTCTTAAGATGCTAAACTGGGACCTAGCTCCCTGATTAGACCTAGTAAGGTTCTGTAATCCAGTATTTTTAATACCATAGGTTTCAATGGTACTACTAAAGTTGTACCCTGCACCAGGATATAAACTGCGGGTGATATAACCACCACCACTTACAGCGGATAACTCGAACTCAGTTCCAGAAGAAGTAACTCCTGAAGCGACCGCAATATCTTCAACTCCGTTATTGGGGGTTAGCGTCATGTTACCGCTTACATCAGCTAGAGCAGCGTTGTTCGCAGACAAACTGCTGACAGTTCCACCTACGCCACCTGTAGTTCCTGGGGGGATAACACCAAATGACGCTGTTGAAGACCATGCGTAAATCTCGACTTCCGCGCCCGAGCCCGCGAACGAGCCGACAAAGTCACCAGTAGCGCTGGTTAGCCTGTTGAAAGATACAGGAGAATTAGGCGTAGTGCGAATATTGACCTGATTCATAATAGCATCAGCGCCTCCTACAAGGGAAGCGTTACTTGACGCTGCGGGGCAGTTGAAGATTAGGGGGGTAGTAGTCCTATCAAGTCCGACACCATCCTTAACGCTCACAATAAAGAGATAGTTGTTATTCGTAGTAAGTTCCGTGGCACCAACGTGAGGACAATTACCAACCTTAACACCAACCTCAGCTACAGCAGCATCAGTAGTAGCAGTTCGCGTAAAGTAAACTGTATTGGTTCGGTCTAGGATATGGTAAGCACCGATAAGACCAAAACCACCTTCAGCGTCATCGGGGCGACCGAATCTACTAACGAGTTGGTCCGCGTTGGTAACTAAAGTAGCTAATCCAACTGGACCTTGAGAGGCAAAGCCAAGAATCCCTACCGAAGTAGAGTTAAGGGACGGGCTGTAATCAGACCAGTCCTTTTCGATGACATATACACCAGGGCTAACGTATGCAGGCATGTTTTAATATTCTCCTATTAATTAAGCGTTTGTGATTTTAACCATTTGTCGCTGCTCAGCGACACGAATTAAATCAGTGATTGAATCGGTGGGGACTACAACCGACTGTTTTGAAGGAACCCAAATATGGTCAAATTGACCCGAAGGGGTCTTAATAATCACTTCAAGTCCTTGGTGAGTGGTATTTTTAATTTTCTTATAAACAGACATTAGGATTTTCCTCTACTATATTTAGAACACTCGCTCGCAAAACATCGCAGATTTTTTAAATTCGTTATGAACCTGGAATTGTGGTGATTCCTCCGCCCCTATTATCCACTTTATTTAGAGCGAAAGGAAACCCTCCGCCTGCATAAAAGCTTTCTAAAGTTTGAAGACCTGAAGTTTCTTCTATGTATTGTTCAAAATTTAAAGTTTTCATTTCGCTTGTATTTGTAAAGCGAAAAACATTACCTGGAATGTAAGACTCTACTTTAAAGCGTACAGTACGTCTAACTACACGGTCCTCTCTATCTCCAGCCGTCAAGTTGGCAGCGTCTCCTACATCTAACACGAAAGCTTCGTAGCTCTCATGAGGGTGAATATCTATATTAAGATTGGGTCGAAATAAAAGTAATATCTGCTCAGTAAGCTGATTAACCTCATCCACATACTTACCCCAAACATTTACACCAAATGATAGGTTGGCCGCTGGAGGGGCTAACGCAATGTATCGAATAGCCCTTTGTTTGTCGCTATCCCAGAACTTCTTTTCTACAATAGCGGCGGCAGGCTTTCTCCTAGTGGTGTCTAACTCTACACCCTCAAACTGAAGTGAGAGGATAGGCAGAAGAGTATTTTTAGTTTCAGTTATTTTAGCAATGGCTCGCTCAGGATTTGCATAAATAATATCTACAGTTCTTAAAGTGCCATCACCTTTAAGGACTTGGAACCCCCCTAATATCTCTTTTAACCTACGAGTAAAGTCTTTATAGAAATTAGCAGGTTGATACCCAGCGTGAAGGTCCAAAGCTTCCAGCTCGGTTCTTATCGCGTCTATAGTCCAAAAAGCGCCAGCCATTAATACACCTCATCCTGAGGGAAGGATTCCTCTTCTCTCGTAATATCTTCGTCGTCGCGAAGTACTTTAGCGGCACAAACTAAGTGATACACACCATAAATATCAAACTGGTCTTCTTGAACTTCAAAAACCTCGTACTTTAAATTTTGAAACTCAGGCTGTAGAATATCACCAGCAATTATAGGCCGTCCCACCAGTTTATCAATATAACTCCTGTTGAACGTAAAAAGCTGTTCACTCGTTATCTCGATACCAAACTCTGTTAGGTTCTCCTCTAAAGCTTGAGCTTCATAATGACCATGAAGAACTAGGGGGGTATCTGAAATAGCCTTCTGAGAATCCTCTCCGTACACGTTATCTTTTAACCCTTCCCTCCTATAAAACTTATAAAGGAGAATTTTAGACCCGCTTAAACGAATTAGCTCATCGTCTACAAGATTGAACATCTCGATATCGGGATTATCTAAATCGTATAGGTTGAGCTGGTCGTTAGTCTCTAACGATGTATCTCCAACAATTTTGGAGGAGGTCCGAAACTGTTTACGGTCAGCCATTAGAAGGTACTAAACCCAGGGGGTTCTTCGATTTCTAACATCAGGTCTTCAACAAGCTTTGCTTGTTCTTCATTACCTTGCTGAATCAAGGACTCGCCATTTAATTGAGCCCCTCCGCCAGGAGAAGGTAGTGTTTGATATTTCCCGCGAATTTGACCTAAAATAACTTTAGAAATAGCTAAAGAATATTTTTGAAGCCAGCTAATAAAATACGGATGTAACGTAGTACTGTCGAGTGCCTTAAACTCCACTAAAACTTCCTGCTGGCCTTGGGGTGTAGGCGCAATATTTAAAAACCTACCGTTAACTACATTGAAGGTTCCATCATTACCTAGAATCTTACGCATCATCTCAAGGTGAGATATGGTAAGGTAGTAGTCACCGACCGAGAAATCTCTAGCTAGAAAGTTATCTTGAAAATACTTGATAAAGAAATCAAACTCTAAAGTATCATTTGCAGCAGCGAAATTTAGTAACTGTTTGTTATACACAGCCTGCTTAAGGTTATTCATAACCACCTGAGGTAACTCGTACAAAGCGATACCTGCAGATGTTGCGAAGGTGCAAAATTGATTACACCAATCGGGTGCGTGGTAATCTAATTTAGAGATAGCTTCATCAATAGCGGTGGTTATTTGAAACTCGGTAAGCTCTACTCTAACGACAGGAAACCCTAGGCGTGCCAAGACGAAGTCTTGGATACTTTGATAGAACTCAGACATGTACGTCTGGTTTTTAAACCGCCTACGGTTTAATGTTGTATAGTCAATTTCCCCGTAGTAGTCCCAAGAATTTAACTCAGCGTTACTACCACTGACATTACCAAAAGTATTGCCATAACGGGTTTGAGGTTTTACCGCTCTATAGCTCATTTACTATTCCTCTGAGACAGTTTTCTTAGGGGTTTTCTTAGTTGATTTTTTTTTGGGAGTAACAACAGGAGCTTCCACAACAGGAGCTTCCACAACAGGAGCTTCCATTACAGAAACTGAGTTCTCATCCACTCCTAACACGTGAGGGGGGAGTCCCTCTCCAATAACTACATAGGAAGGAGCCTCAACCAGCTCTCCTAGTATAATCTGGCTGTCTCCTGGGAGTAGGGCGTAACCTGTACTTAACTTAAGTTTAACGGTAGTGGAGCGCGTATTCGTATATGTGATTCTTTGCATAGAGGTACCTCTACTGTATATAGACAAACAAAGAGGGCCACACCTTAAAAAGTGCGACCCTCTTTTATATTAACTACTTACTAGCTATCAGTTTAGCGTAGCGTTGTTACGAACACCAGGACGGAACATGTAGTTCGTACCTGCACCGATAAGACGGATAATTCGGAAGAAGCGAGACTCAGGAGTCACTGCGGCTTTACCGTAGCGAGTGAGCAAGCCCTTACGAGGTTGGAACGTCTCAGGGTCGGTGATGGTAGGCAACATCTGAAGAGGGATGTACGGAGAGTACACGAATCCAGAGTCCATCGGGGAGGAGCCTTTGTAGCCCATCATCATCTCGTCATCGGGATACAGCGGGTCAACGTAAACATCGAACATGCCCTGGAGTTTACCAGCGTAGTTGATGTTAGCGCCAAGTTGGCCTTCCCAGTTACCAGCCTTCACACCACCTTCAAGTTTGGAAGCGGAGTTAAGGATAGCGGCCACAAGCGGAGAAGTAACAATCCAGTTACCAGCACCACGATAGGTCGTCTTGTAAATATCCTGCGACGCGAAGTTAAGCACTGCAAGAAGGTTTGCGTATGACTGACCAACGTGACGAGGGCTAACGTTAAGAGCAGTAGAAGCGAAATCAACAAAGTAAATGTTGCGGTTCGTTTGATACTGACCACCTCCAGGAGCGGCGGAAAGACCAACCGTGTCATACAGGAAGTTTGTCGGGTCGAAAACCGTTTGGTTCGTACCCGTACCAGTAATGTTGTTACTGTTCGGGAGGTCCAACATAGTACGTTGGAAAGAACCACCAGACATATCGTACGCAATGGAACGCATATCTTCAACAAGCTCACGGTCAATCTCAAGAGCAACTTCCTTACCAAGAAGGTCAGTCAGTTCTCGCTCAAGGTCAAGGTTGTGATAGGCACGAAGGTCCTGAGCCGCTTCCAAGGTCCACAGAGCGCGGAACTTACGAGTACGAGCCGTAATGGCCTGTTGCTCGATGTGGAAGTTAATCTCAGGGATAGTACCGTAGGGGGTATCATCATGAAAAAGAGACGAAAGAGTTCCGTTAGGAATCTTAGTCGTACCAAGAACTTCACCCGTAGAGACATCATAACCAGCCGTGCGGCCTGAAACAGGGAACGCAGCAATTTGACCTCCGACAGTAGCCGAAGGAACGGTCATCTGGTTTGCCTTGATGTTTGACGTATCAAGAGCAGAATAGTTATCCGCGCCCACGTTCATGCTATCAAGAGACGCGCCACTCCACTGAGTAGTAGCATCCCCAATGGCTTCTTGGCCATAGGTGAGGTTGTACTTGCTGTAAATGGTTTGACGGCGGGTTTCAGATGCGCGGTCGTAGCCTAGATAGAAAATCTGGGATACGGGGCCTTGCATGGGCTGAACACCACAAATCTTGTTGGCAATCAATTCGGGGAAAACCCGACGAACGAGCGGAAACGCAAATTTTTGGAATGTACCGATAGTACCAACAGAAGTTGGTGCTTGGCCAGGGGTGGCTTCGGATAACATTCCATCCTTTTGCGCTTCATTTAAAATGTGGCGTGCTTGGTTCTCAAGGAGGACGGCAGTAGTCTCACGAGTGTACTGGTCGGCAACACCTTCAAGAATTGGGCTCCACTTTTCGCATAGAGTATTAGAAATTTCTTTATTTAACATAATTTTTTTAACTCCTTTCTTGACGGTTGGACAAACGTATAACGTCCTCGTTCAGGAAGAAATTCTCCAGGGCTGCTGCTGGAAGACTTGGGGAGCCATGGCTTTCGTTAGAAATCATGACTGCCGACTCGGAGGACTTGAAAGGAATTTCAGCCTTTTCCTTTTCATCTACAAGTGCCTCACTAAGTTGACTAAGTTCACTCTCTCGGTGGTCCAATTTGGATTCCAAAAGATTGACTGTTTTGAGAGATTCTTCGAGCTGAACATTGATTGATACAACCTCGCTTTGAAGTCTCGTGTTTTCTACTTCGTACGTCTTAACAGCACTAGTCACGTCCTCGCTTTCCAGCTCGGCAGCAACAATCGTCTTAACGGCTTCGAAAACCTTATATGCGCGAACAAGCTTGTTATCGGCCTCAAGTTCCCGCTGCGCGGTCCCTTTAAGCTCGTCAAGTTTAGTACGCAGGAATGCTTTTACTTTAGCTTCAAGTAACTTAACCTCTTCGGCAACACGGTCTTCTACGACCTCGTCAAGCAATACAGCAACTTCCTCAATTCCAGTCTCTGTAAGACCTTCGGGAAGCGCTTCAACAATTTTATCTATGTGGTTACTCATGTTTAGTTTCTCTACTACTGATTATTTACTAAGCGGGAAGGAGGGAGGCGGTTTTTTTCTAAATCTTGCCAAGTTTCCTTTTCAGCGCAGTAATATAAATTCGGTCATTGTGGAAGTGTTCAAGCTCTTCGACGATGGGTTTACGAGCTTCGGATACTAACTCTCGCCTTTCAGAAATGGAGGGAAAAGCATCTTGGCTTGAGGGTTCGGAGACCATATCAAACGTTATCATGTTATAATTCTCTCCTACGAGATAATTGGAACCTGATTCATCTAAATCTACAGAGCCTGTACCTCTAGAAGAAATGCCAAGCTTTACACCAGCTTTAAGCAGTTCGGTGAGAACCTTTCCAGCAGGGGTATTAAGAACCTCACCCTCCCCCATAACGTGATTACCTTGCATCCTAAGATTAGTAATAACATGAGAGACATTCCCTAAATGGACAATCTCATCGGAGGGGTGGTCTAACTCACCTAAAAGGCGGCGGTCCCCAATCTGGCTTTGAAGCTTCTTAACTTCACGCTCTAACAAGGTACGACTGTAAATCCGCTTATTCCCGTTAGGACGCTCACACTCTGAGAAAATACCACGGAACTTTACAGGACCCTTTCCACGTCCTTCAGATAGGAGAGTAATTTCTCCAAACGAAAATATGTCTTTTAACAGCATTACTTTTGGGACTCGGTAACAATAAGGCTTAGGAAGTTTTCAAAAGATTCTTTAGTAACTTTAAGCTCTTTCTTCTTTTTAGCAACTTTCTTCTTGCCTTTCTTAGTGGACTTCGACTTGTCTAACTTACGTAGAGACTTATCAACGGGCTCAATCTTAACATCATCTTTACCCATGGGCTTTCCATCGGTATCATAAGCTCTGTTAGAACTACCGCTCATCTTTCCAACACCAATGCCTCCAGTAGACGTCATCTCATCTAAGATAGCGCGTGCTTTTTGAATAATCTCACGCTGCTCCTTCGTCAACTTAGATGCTGCCTTAGCTTTCTTTTTAGCTTTCTTCTCAGCTTTAGTAGCATCAATATCTTTCCTGCGGGAAGTTTCCGCAGCTTCTTCGTCAGGAGTGTCCGCCATGACACTTTTCATGGCTGCGCCAGTTCGCTGTTGTTGCCTAGGGTCCGCACCATCTTGCGGAGCGTCTTTAGGGCAAAAATCCGATTTTTCGGAGGCCGCTGATGCATCAGCTTCAGATTTCTTCTTCTCTAGGATAGGCTTATAGCTCTTGGATTCGTAATTTTGACCAACAACGGACGAGCCAAGCTTAGAAGAGTCGCTGCTCATCTGTCCAGGCTTACGCTTATAAGTCTTACGCTTTTGTGCTTTTTCAGCATCAGTCATAGGAGCGCCTCTAACCATCTTCTTGTTAGCGATACGCTCACGATGAGAACTGGCGTCGATAAGAGTCATCGTTCTGTTAGTCTTAGTGACGGTCACACCTTCTAATTTGGAGGCTCCGCGTTCTTCACGACTGCGATTGATAGCAGCTTTATGACCACTCTTAGCAAGATTAACACCTCCACGTCCAGGAATTACCGTAGCGCTACGACCTTTAGGGCCCGTAGGGTTACCAGCCCGTTCGGTCTCATCCCTCCAATGCTTAGCAGTTTGTGCATGCCTATCTCCATCAGCCCCTGAGCGCGTATCCCGATGACCTGCGGTACCTTTTGGCTTACCTCGACTGGTCGTATGCACACTTTGGCGCTCACTTTCTCCAGGCTCTAAACGGTTACCACGAACAGAAGCGGCCCTAGATTGCGCTCTACGCTTTTCGCGATGCTCTTTCTCCCACTCAGCTTTCTTTTTCTTCGTTTGCTCAGTCTCTTCGCTAGGCTTGGATAAGTCCAACTCGTCAAGTTCGGTCACTGCGCCCATACATTCAGACAGTAAAGCAGAACGAGCCTCATCTGAAATAGGAGGAAGTTCTCCCTGACCCTCTACGAGTCCTGCGGCACCTGTACCTGCTACAGAGTGAGGGGTTGCCGTCATCCCCTCTAAGATTTCATCGGCCATCATAGCAATACTCTTACTCATAATTACGCCTCTTCGTCTTCGTCAGTATCTTCGTCCTCTTCTTCGTCTTCTTCAACGACATCGAAACTTTCACCGATTAGGCGAGCGAATAATCCACCCTCCCCATCATCGTAAAGACCCTCAAGAACATACTCTTCTTCTTCGAAAGAGATAGCCTCCAAAAGAGACTCCCGACCACTTTCATCGACATGAGTAATGCTACTCTCGTTAAGCTCGTCTAGCCGAACATAGAGTTCATTGTCATCAGCCTCAATAACTTCTTCTGCTAAGGAGAACCTACGACCTTCGTTCACATAAACGTCGGAAACGATAGTTGTTTTGGGAGGGACTGTATAGCCCATGCTTTCCATCATAGACCGAGCGTGCTCGTCAGAGATGCGCGTAAATTGGGACTCTTCGTTCAAATACTTCATGATTTATTTTTTGGTTTTATGGAGGAAAGAAATCCCTCCAACTTATGTAGACGCTCTGCATGGTCATCTACGTCTTTTTTAGAAACTGTGTTTTCTACAAGGTCATCAATGTCCTGTTTGGACACTGAATTGTGTATAGAGGTGAATTTTTTAATCCAGGTTCGACCTTTCTTAGTTAGTAAGGGTAACAATACAAATAGTATTAAGTACCACCATCCTACAGTATGCAGTAAACTACCTGCTTCGCGTGCGGCCGAGGCTACCTCACCTTGAGGTTGACCTGTAGCGGCAGCAACCTTATCTGTAGAGGTAGCACCTCCCACTAAGGACTCCATAGCGATGACACCTCCAACCGCGCCAATAGCAGCAGCGGGAGGTCCTCCTAAGGCAGCACCAATACCTCCTCCTACCCCTCCTCCGAGAGCACCTGCTAAGGTCTGACAAGACGCTAAAATGCAGAGGACAAGGATTAAAACTAGGTTTTTCATTATTAATTACCTGGATACAATGTAACCAGTCACATAAATGGAATGTCTAACGTCACTAGAGCCTTGGTCTACGGCTGTATGTATAACACATTGTGCTCCAGTAGGCGTGGTAACAATATCTACATCATGCATAAAAGTATTAAAGCTTCCTGCATTTCTACGTAGGTCACCATTAGATTGAGCAACGCCCCACATACTAACAGGATGCATGTTTTGAACTCCACCAGACATTTGAACAATATTAACTTCGTCAGTATCACTGGTTTGCCCGTCAGACTTTACGACGAATTGAACAGCTACCACATTAGGAGCATCCGACGCAGGAATACCAGAGATAATCCATTGACGGGGGGAGGCTGAAGAGCCTAAGCTAGATTGCAATTGCCAACTAAACACTGTGTAAGGTTCTGATAAGAACATCGTATGTTCAGTAGGGAGAGTAGTACCTCCTCCTCCACTGCCTCCTCCTGCCGCACTCTCCAGAGATACAATACGACCTTCGTGGTTTAAGGATGAATGAGTTGGTTGAGTGCCTGTGCCACTTACGGATAGTTCTAACGTAGATACAGAGTCATTTAAAGTAAAAATCTGAGACCTATTGACATCAATACTCCCTGCATTACTTGCAATATTATTCTCAGCAGAACTAACCCTACTCTCCAAAGGAGTATAGAAACTCAAAAAATGGGACCTAGTCATAAAAGGATTATCTCCATTAGGGTCCCAGGAGGAAGCTACAGCTTGACGCTCAGAGCCTGTAAGTTCTGCACTTCTAAAGAAGGGTCGAATATCAATTATACGGTCTGGGGAAATTGGGTCCCCTACGGTGTAGTTACTGGGAACTCTTACATATGCCACGGGAACTGAAAATGAAGCCTGCGTAGTTACTTGTAAGGCAGCTAAAGCCGTAGCAGTTGTGGAGTTGGTAGAATGCCATGCAAAATTATTAAGGTCCTCAGGCATCGGTACCGTACCAAACCCAGGAAGGCTTGTATTTCTAGGCAACTCTGCCATGGACATCCCAGTAGTCCGTCCACTAGTTCTGCTTAACGGGTTTAGGAAACGTGTACCATTAGTACGCACTCCGCCAGCACGGTCTGTTCTAAAATAAGCTCCTTTTATAACCCCTAGAGATGCCGAACTAAGAGAGTCCTGAAAATGCGTGGGAACTGCGGTTGAAGAATCTCCGTCGGTATCTAAAGATTTAGTACCTTTAATGTAAATTAAATCTAACCTCTCATAGGGAGCTGCGCCTTCATTGAAGTCTTCAGCATTGAAGGAATCAATCGCAATGCTCTTATCGCTTCCATCTATATTAGCGTAAAATTCGACTAACGCAGTTCGTGCCACGCCACGAGATTCTCTTGCAAAGGGCGTTAAGGTGGTAGTGTCCAGCATGTTAGTGCCTTGATGTAGGAACTCTTCGTTATTAAATAAAGAAGATTCATCTCTCATCATGCGCCAGCCACTTTCCCGTGTAGCTGGTAACTGCATTCGAGATATGAATTTACCAGGCCTAACGAAGATTTTCCCAAAATCAGACGACGTTCCAGACAGGGGCTCGGCCCACGCCTTTAAATCGGAGATAGAGTTCAAAGAAACCTTTCCTTTATTGCTAGGAGCACCAAAACCAGCTAAAAGAGCTTCAAGCTCATTAACCCTATTCTCTAATACTACGTCATTGCTAAGTAAGTCCGTAAGGGGTAGATTATCCACTTCCCAGTAATATGGGTCGTTTGGTTGATAATATCTAATGTTTCTTTTTATGTTCGCCATTATACTAATTGGTTAAGTTCAAATATATTTAGTGACCTCAGCCCTTGGCCGAATGATATCTCGCGGTCAAACTCTCCGATACCGTCTCTACCCTCACCACCATCATAAGGAAGTTTGTTTGAGCGGTACACAGAAACAAGAGAAATCTTTTTATTACCAGCATGTTTAGCATTTGCAAAAGTACCCAGCGCACTTTCATCCAGCATATTATCTAAGTAACCTTCCCACCTCATTCCAAGGGGAGGAACCGCAAATACAGGGTGAAGTTCCCCGTACTGAAATTTCATATTTCCGCCATCGCGTATAGAAGCATGAGTCCACAAGCCATTAACCTTTCCAGGCTCTTGGAAATAACCTGCTAGTCCGCCTCCAAACATATGAGAGACGCCTGAAACAGAACTAGATGAGTTCTCGTTAACGATATTAGCGCTTGTAGGGTCCGTGCCTGCGAGGGTAGTGCCTATATCAAAAGCGGTTTGATACCCTTGAGCATTTAACTGGTCTACGGGGGAACCAAGACCTGTAACTTGTTGAGGTAGTGGTGCAGACCCAGAACCTGATTCTAAGTAATAAGACTCCACAAGACTCTTTAAGTCTCCTTGAACTCCCACCATAAGACGGAAAATTCCCTGATTACGGAAACTATGCCCCTCCCATTTATTTTCTGAGTACAGGCCATACTTACCATAATAATCACAAGCGGCGCCGTTGTACCATCTTCCTGTAGGGCCGTGCCAGTCATTATTCCAGCATGAAGTTAAAGGGTCAGCTTTATTAATCAACACTCCAGCCATACGGATACGAGACGTATCGCATATATTCCACACATGAATTCGGCTACCGAAACCGCTAAAGGTAAAATCTCCTCCAGCGCTAAACTCTAAAGGTGTTCCCGTACCGTCAGCAGCAGCGCCCATCCAATCGTATTGTGGTAATCCTGGCTGCTGGACGTCGAGCATGGTTACTGTTGTAGTCGCTGGGGTGAGGGTGGGAGAAGTAGGTAGGTGAGGAGGTGTTGGTACTGTTAAAGTCGTGACAAGTCCAGTGGTAGAAGTAGAAGTAGTAAGAGTAGTAAGAGTAGTGAGGGTAGTGGGGGTAGTAGTAAGAGTAGTAAGAGTAGTGAGGGTAGTGGGGGTAGTAGTAAGAGTAGTAAGAGTAGTAAGAGTGGTAGAAGTAAGAGTAGTGGGGGTAGTAGTAAGAGTAGTTGGGGTAGTAAGAGTAGTAATAGTAGGAATGTTAGTAGTAGAGGTTGTAGTAGTAAGAGTGGTAGAAGTAAGAGTAGTAAGA